CAGTGTCTGGCATACCGCTATGCCGACAACACGAAGCCCTCGACTGGCGAGAAGAAGGAAAAGGAAGCCGTCTTCAAGCTGAAGGACGAGCTACCTGACGCGCTCCGCTACGCCCTCATGGCGTGGCCCGAACTGCCCGACCCCGATGTCGTGACTCGCACGGACGAGGAACAGGCGCGGTGGGACGGTTACGACGACAAGACGCGCTACGACATCGAGCGCATGGCGGAAATCAAGAAGAAGCGACTGGGCACCAACGTCGAGCTACAGCCGGTGGAAGAGGGATATCCGACCGGCAATATCTTCCAGCACGAGGTCGATGACTGGGGCGGGATGAACATCTAAGGAGGATCGTCACATGTGGGTCAGTAGACAGGCGTGGCAGAGTTTGCAAGATGCGATGCAGCGGTTGGTCACAGATGCAGCCTCGCTGCGAAGCGAAGCGTGGCATCGACGGGGTGAGGCAGAGAGACTCGCAGTGGAAAACTCTCGCCTCCGCGCCGACATGGACTGGTTCAAGCTACGGCTGAACCAGGTGGAGCGCGAGCGCGGCCAGTTGATTCAGGCTGCGATTGGCGTGAAGATTGCCGTGCCGGAATTTGTGCCGACCTACGAGGACCCCGGTCAGGCGCTGCAAGAGATACCGGACCTGTCCACCATCGGCGGCGATGCGAAGGACCAGGGTCTGACACAAACGGAAGCGGAATTGGGCGAAGGCGTGGACTACACGCAGATGCCTGGATACAAAGGTAGATACTAATGGCTGGATTGGCTCTCGAACGCACTGATGAAGTGATTGCGCCGCCCCTTGACGCACTCCCGATGGAGGCTCCTGTGGATGCACTCATCACTGACGAAGAAGCGCTGAAACTCTTCAAGCAGTGCAAGAAGGAGTCCTTCGACAACCGATGGATTTGGGAGCGCGGCTGGATGCGCAACATCCACTACGTGAACAACCGCCATTGGATTGAATACATCCGCCATACGAACGAGTGGCGCGATGTGCGGCTGGCGAAGTGGTTCCCCAAGCCGGTCACGAACAAGATGGCTGAAGGCGTGCAGGCGTTGCGCGCGATGTTTGCTGCGGTGAACATCGGCGTCAACATCCGCCCCAACGGCCGTTCGCCCGAGAACATTGCGGTGGCCGCAGTGTGTGATGACTTGACGCCCCTGCTCCACGAAGAACACGTCATGGACGAGGTTCTGAACGAAGCGGACTTCTGGTTCGTCACGACGGGCAACGTGTTCCTGCACACCTACCTCGAACGCGATGTCAAACATGGCGTGACGGTGGTGCCGTATCAGGAGTGCCTCTCGTGCCAGGGCGTCTACAAGGACACCGACATCGAGGAAGCGGGCGGCGTGTGCCCCCAGTGTCAAGCGCCCGGGCCGTTCCAGCCGGCGATGGACGAAATGGGCCAGCCGATGGAGGAACAGATTATCAACGGCAAGGGCGTGACGACTGCGCTCTCCCCGTTCGAGCTTGCGTTCCCGATGAATTACGCGCGCTTCTCGGACGTGCCGTATGTGATTCGTCTCCGGTGGCGCAACAAGAGCTACTACGAGTTCCACCCGACGCTGGCAGCGCAAACCGCGTCGGTCAAGTGGGCGAAGGCTCCGAGTGAGCAGGCACTGCAGTTGTTTCGCAGCTTGCCCTATCACAACGACCTCGGCGTAGCCCCTTTCCTTGGTGCGAGTGGGAGTTCGTCAAATGGTGGAGAAGAAGAAGGCGCAGCGGAATACGAACTGTGGATGCGACCATGCGACCAGTATCCGGATGGCCTTGTGCTGCGGATTCTTGGTGACACAAATCCTATTGTTCTGCACCTTGAGCAGGATGAAGCGATTCCTGGGCCGCTCCCCTACAAGGACGTAAGCGGCAAGCCGATATTCACGTTCTCCCATGCGGCCTTCGAGCAGCGTGGCGGGCGCGTCTACGGGACTTCGCCACTCGATGCGGTGATTCAGAAGCAGAACATGCTGAATCAGTTGGACTCGTTCGTGTTGATGATTGTGAACCGCATGTCGAACCCCCTCTGGCTCGTGCCGAAGGGTGCGGAGATTGAGAAGTTCACCGGAGCGCCGGGGCTCGTGGTCAAGTGGAACCCGCTCACCGTGGGCGGCAACGCGAAGCCAGAGCGAGTAGATGGGCTGGGACCGAACCAGTCGCTGTTCCAGATACGCGAGCAGCACCTGAAGGACATCGAAGAGGGCATGGGCACCTTCGACGTGCTGAAGGGCTCGAAACCACCAGGCGTCGATAGCTTCAGCGGTATGCAGTTGATGGTCGAGCGCGGACAATCGCGTTTCGCGTCCTCCTTCAAGGCGCGCGGCCACCTATACCGCGACTGGGTGAAGTTTGCGCTTGAGATTGAGCGCGAATTCGGACCCGAAGAACGCACTCGGAACGTGCTGTCGCCCGCTCGCCAGTGGACGCAGCAGCAGTTCAAGAACGCGCAGCTTCAGGGCAGCTTCGACATCATCGTGGAAGATGGTTCGACCGCTCCGAAGACGACGCTGGGCACACGGGCGGCTGTCGAGCACCTGAATTCGCTTGGATTCTTGGACCCGGCAGACCCAGACCAGCGCTACAAGGTGCTGCAGTTGTTCGGACAGGGGCAATTGGCTCCGTCGCTGGACATTCACATGCAGGCGGCACTGAGGAAGCAGCAGGCGTTCGAGGAATGGGCGCAGAACCCGGAAGCGCAGCAGATGAGCCTGCAGTTGGCGACTGCGGAGACGCAGAAGTTCGAGCAGGAGCTTGCAGCGGTGAAGCCAGAAGAGGAAGCGCCGATGACTGGGCCTGATGGAGCACCCGCGCCGCTCCCGCAGCTACCGCAGCCGCCGTCTCCGAACAAGTTCACCCCGCTTTCGTGGAAACCGTGGTATAACGCGGCGATTCACAAGCAGGAGTTCATGAAATGGGCCAATAGTGACGTGATTATTGACCTATTGAAGCAAAAGCCGGGGCTGGAGGCCCTGTTGACCGCTCATTTGGCCGAAATGGACATGTCGCTGCAGCAGGCGCAGCTACTGGCGATGGGACCGCAGCCTCCGAAGCCCGGGGGCGGCGGTATTGGAGCCGGCCAGGCCATGAAGAACAGCAATAGCGAGTCGGGCGGCGCGCAGAACGCAGAAAACAACCAGGCGAAGCCTCGGTAAAGGGATTGTCCGGAGTTTGTCTACATTCTCCGGACAGTTCTTGCACAAATCGTGCCATCGCGGTATGATTATTAGGCAAGCAATTCGTATGCACATTTCGTGCCAATTTCCAGCGTGGAACCAGACCACGTAAAAAAGGGTTGAATCAATGGCTGACCAAGACGGCGTCATAACGAGTCCAGATGCAGGGGCACCTGGCACAGGCGGAAGCAACACACCAAACACCGGCAACGCCCCTGGCGGCGCACAGCCAGTAGCCGAAAAGACGTTCTCCTTCAAGGAGGACCGAAGTGATTGGGTGCCACGCACTCGCTTGAATGAGGTAAGCGGTAAGCTCACCACCTACGAGAAGGAAAACCTCACGCTCAAGCAGCAACTGGAGCTTGCGGAGAACCGGACTCGCGCCCTCGTTGGCGTGAACCCCGTGGACCCGAAGCAGCAGTCGCAGCAAGAGATGCGTGCGGCTATCGAGGAACTCGTTCCTGAAATCAAGGCCCTGCAGGGATTCTCTGCGGAGCAGCTACAGGAAGTGCTCGAAGCCGCGAAGCAGGCGCAAGCCGCCGCACGTCAGTCCTCCAATCGGCACGCGGAAACGATGCTGAACGAGATTGATGCGGAAGCCACGCGCTCACTGGGCGTCGAGAAGCTCACGAGCAATCAGCAGAAGCAGTTGTATCGAGCCTACCGCGAAGCAGCGATTGAAGCTGCCGGCGCTCGACCGTTCATCGAAGGCACACGGGACCGTCACGACCCCACGGGTCAGGACTTCCTCAGCCGTCATGAGCGCGGCGACAAGACACTGGTGAAGGAGTTCGTGAAGCAATACCTTGCGGAGTGGTATGAGCCCGCGCGAAGGTCAGTCACGGCATCGCAGGCGAACCGGAACCTCCGACCCGTTCCTCGTGGGGAACGCGCACGGAGTCTCCCGGCAGGCGCAGGCGGCGCTAAAGTCGATTTGAACAACAAGGAAGACTTCAAGAAAGCCATCCTCGCAGCACGCGGGGCGGGCCAAGAGTAAGTCAAGTAGGAGCATCACATGGCAGGCGTAGATACCACAGTTCTCTCCGGTCTGGAGAAGGACGTATTCGAGAAGGGCGTCAGCGAAGGCGTCAACAACAGCTTCCCGCTCAAGGAGTTCTTCGAGCCGGAACTGACGGACGCTGACTACGTTGGCGGCGGCGGGCACATCTGGTCGCATCACGTTGGGCGGAACACCAGCCCGATGTTCACGCGCGAGGGTGCGGCGTTCGCATCTGCTGGCGCACAGCGGCACATCAAGGGGCGCATCGACATCCGCAAGATGATGGCGCGGCTCTACATGACGGCCGAAGCGATGGAGTTCTACCAGCGGTCTGAGGCGTCGTATGCGAATGCGATGTCCGACGAGAAGACCCGCTTGGTTGACGACATTGCGTTCCGCGAAGAGTATGCCCTGTCGGCTGACGGGCGCGGCGTTCTCGCTCTCTTGAGCGACGACCCGGGCACCACGACCGACGTTGACGTGGACTCACCCGCGAACATCCCGGGCACGAGCTTCGGCAACCGCTTCATCCAGAAGGGTATGTTCGTTGGGGCTGTCAACCCGGCGACCGGCTCTCTGCGTGCGGGCATCGCCCAGGTTGCGGAAGTCAACCAGGACGGTTCCGACTTCACGGCTGCGGGCGCGATTGACGCGGCGTGGGCGGACAACGACTACATCGTGCAGGCGGCGAATGCCTCTGTCACGAGCGTGCTCGACACCAGCTACGAAGCGGCCTTCTGGGGCCTCCCGGCGCTGATTGACGACGGCACGAACCGCGACAACTACTTCGGCATCACGCGCACGGACGCTCCGTCGCTGAAGTCGTATGTGGTGAGCAACGCTGGAGCCTTCTCGCTCGACCTCGCGCAGCGCACGGCTGACGTGGTCAACCAGAAGCTCGGTGGAGAGATTGATACGCTCGTGATGCATCACTCGGTGCGCCGCGAATACATCAAGCTGCTCAACGCGGACAGACGCTACAGCGGGAACAACCTGCAGAACCCCAACGGCGGAACCGTTGCGATGAAGCAGGGCGACCTCACGCTGGGTGAATGCACCGTGAAGGCGATTCGCTCGGTCGGCCTGGCTCAGGTCTACTTCCTCGATACGAAGCGCAGCGGATTCAAGCGCTACATCGCGGAAGCGGGCAAGTTCGAGGACCGCGACGGCAGCATCTGGCAGCGCGACGGCAGCGGAACATCTGCTCGCCATGCGTTTGAAGCCTGGTGGTATTCGTGGAAGCAGAACTTCTGCACGAACCCCGGATTCAATGCCCGGTGGGACGGTGTGACCGGCCAGACGTTGGTCGTTGTTCGCGCCGAGTAAGTAGCAACAGGTGGGGAGGGGCAATGTGCCTCTCCCCCTTGTTCAGTATCGGCGGGTGTTCATCAATGGTGAACAGCCTCGAACACTGAACAGAGGGACCTATGCCGCAAGAGAAAGCTCCGGAGAAGAAGAAGGACAATCCTACGGCATTCGACTTTGCAAAGGAGTTCGTGACCGGCGTCTACGGTGAGAAGAAAGAGAAGAAACACTTGCAGGCTCCAAATCAAGTTACCGGACCAAGAGGGTAACACAAGCCTTAGGAGGGCTACGTAACATGGGTGTATTTCAACAGATGGTCGAAGTCGTCAACCGCACGAGCAAGACGCTCAACCTGCGCTTCGACGGGCAGGACATGGAGCTTGTTCCCAACTACACGCCGGAAGGTGAGCCCATCAATCCCGGGGGCAACATGATTCCCGTGCAGACGGTGGGACACGCGAAGTCGCAGAACGTGCTGATGGGCAGCGAAGACCCCCAGAACCCCAGTGAGTATGTGGTGCTGGTCGGGCTCAGAGCCAAGCCGGGGCAGAAGCAGCGCGACGACATCACGCACCTGGAGCAGTCGAACGAGCTTACGCGCGTCAAGCTCGAAGAGTATCTGGACGACCCGACGCAGAAAATCATCGTCGCCGGCCGGCGTATCTCCAGGGGAGAGGCCCGACCTGTGAAGGACATCGCTCCGTTTGACCCACGGCAGAGCTAATGGCTACTACCAACTGGGTTGCGGATACGAACAAGTGGAAGCTGCCGGAACCGCCCGAATGGTTCCTCAAGCGGCTGTTCGACTTCGACCCGATGCTCGTGCTCGTGCCGAGTCGGGTCAAGGCGAAGGGGTCCACGCCAGCATACCTACTGACCCGTCGCCGGCAGCATTCGGCTGGGCTCGGTGACGTAGCGATGCTCGACAACAAGCATCCGGACACGAACATGTGTTACGCCCTCGGCGTCGTGCCGATTGCGCCACTACGGTTCAACCGGAACGTGAACACGTTCACGGAAGCGGCGTGCCAGTCTCTGATAGCGGACCTGAAAGCTCGGGACGTGTGGGCAGTGACGGGCGGGCCAACGGGCAACGCGGACAAGCTCGTAGACATCATCGAAGCGCAGGAAGAAGCAGTCAAGGTCGCGGAGCGCAAGTCGCTCAAGGACCGCTTCTACCACATGGGACGAGACGCCTATCGGTCGTTGAAGGCGCGCACGGGACAACGCAACAAGCGGGCGAGTGACTTTCACGGAGTCGCGCCTACACCTGGTGGGAAGATAATCCTACCGTAACCTCTGGATGGTTGGAGCGGGGAGCACGGCAGTGCCGTTACCGATTCCAGCGAGGATAGTATCATGGCTCTTTCTCTTGTGAATGCCAACCTTGTGTGGCAGGAAGTCAAAATCGCGTTCGGTGGTGAGTCCGGCGCTGGCACGGGAACCCCGAAGCTGCTTCAGGAACAGTTCCTGGCGTTGAAGGCGCACCTTGCGCAGGTCAAGAAGAACCCCGACCTGCAGATTGTTCGCATTCAGGGCGGGTCGATTGACGACGCCTCTGGTCAGATTCTGGCGGACACGCCTTGCAAGCTCTACGGCGTCTACCTCAAGAAGGCTGCGACGGGCACCGACGTGTTCACGCAAATCATCGACGACGCCACGGACGACTCCTTGGCGGCTGTCACGTCCATCGTCGCCGTTCTCCCGCTGACCCAGTCGAGCGAGCAGGTTGCCCTGTTCTACCCGAATGGCCTGGCGATGAGCACGGGCGTTGTGGCGAAAGCCTACAACGAGTTCGACGGTGTCACCGACTCTTCGGCGTCGGATACGCCTGACGGCTTCATCATCATCGGCGCTGCGTAAGCAACGCTGTAACTGTGGGGAGTGGGCTGGGGCCTGCTCCCCCTTTTCATCTTTCTGGAAAGGTTTCCCCATTCATGGCTACCAAGTATATCGAGAGACAGGCGACCGGCGAAGCGAACATCGGCGGGCACCTGAAGGGCGATTCGGCCGGCAACGTCGCGGCGTTCATCGTGGACGCTGATGACGAACGGGTAAAGTATTGGGACCGCACGGCGGGCCTCGTGCGAGTGCTCGAAGGCGGCGTGGCGCGCACCATCACCCCGACTGCAGCCTACGTCCTGACGGCGGACGAGTCTGGCTCGGTCGTGTTCCTCAATGCGTCGGCTGGCTTCCAGATTACGTTGCCGGCGAAGGCAGCGGGTCTGCGATTCAAGTTCGTCGTCGGTGCGGCATTCGCCACCACGGACTTCACCATCGTGGTGCCTGTGGCGAACGACAACACCATTCAGGGTTACGCGAACGTGGCGAATGTCTCCACGCCAGCGTCAGGTGAAGCGACCATCAGTTTCGTGGCGACCGCAGAGACGGTTGGCGACTGGGTCGAGGTTATCAACGACGGCACCAACTGGATTGCCAGTGGTGAGGGTCAGGTAGCATCGTCCATTACGTTCACCACGTAATCGGCTACTTCATCGAAGCTCACAAGGCGGGGCGGGCTACACGCTCGTCTCGCCTTTTTTCGTGTAGAGGCATGATGCACACTGTGCAAGTGTTCGGGGGAGCGCCGAGTAACAACCCGGTGCCAGTGCAGGGCGATGCGGAGCGGTGGGGACTGAATAACCTTGCCTGCGATAAGCGTATCGCTGCGCGCTTCCGTGGCGCGACCCGCTGGTTCGACCTCCACTCGTCTGAGCATATACAGGCGCGGAGGCTCAACGCCTACCCGTGGCTGTGCCGGCAGACGATTCCGGTCTACCGCTGGGCCATCGACGCGCAGATGCCCATGAGCACGGTGTATCCGCTCGGGGCTGTCGCTACGGTATTCCCCGGCTGTCGCATCTTCACGAGTACTCTCGACTGGATGCTCGCTGCAGCAATCGTGCTGGAGCCCAAGCGCATCGAACTCTTTGGGTGGCGTATGCACCACCCGCAATACCGCCATCAGGTCACGAGCGGCCAGTGGTGGGTGAACCAGGCACTCTCTCGGGGTATTGAAGTCGTCAACTACAGCCGCAGTGCGCTGGTGATGACCTACAACCCCACGCTTCCGACTCCACTGGTGCTCCCGACCCATCTGATGTATGGTCTGGAAACCACAGACCGCAGCAAGTTGTATCACGCAGTTTCACGATAGAGGACACAGACATGGACGGCTACACCCACTACCGCAATCACTTCACCAACAAGCACGGGCAGCTTCAGGTGCTCGCGGCGACCGACGACACGACGCTCATCACGCCGAAGACGACGAGTCACCAGATATTCCTGCAGAAGCTCTACATCAGCATCACCACGTATGCCGCGCAGACCTGGACGTTTCAGGACAGCACGGGCACGCCGGTTCCCAACGGCCTCATCTCGATACCTGGTGCGGCTGTGGCGCTCAACAGCGAGTCGAGCACCATCGTGATTGACTTCGGGCCAGAGGGCTACGCGATTCCTGTTGGCAAGAACCTCGTGCTGAACGTCAGTGCGGCGGGTGCGGCCGGCGTGATTGTGTGGGACGCCTACGAGAAGCTCGGGGCGGTCATCAACTACTTGTCGGGCGCAAGCAACCAGTAAGGGGCACACATGGCGGCACCGAAGTTTATGAACCAGCCGCTGGACAGAGACTACGACATTGGGGGCGCGAGAGCGCTCCCGATTCGTGTTATCTCGAAGAGTCGGGTGGTGATGGAGATATCGGCGGACGCTGTGGCGAATACCCCAGACGTTGCCGAAGACCCTTCCGGAACGGCACGCGGATACTTCTTCCGTGTCTCCGGGGGCAAGGAACAGTTCTGCGTGAGATTCAGGTCGGGCGCGATTCAGATACTCGCTACGGAACCAACGGAGCCATAACATGAGATTGCGATGTCCGCACTGCGATACAGACTACGCGGCCTCCCACTGTGGGGTGCCCGCGCTCAAGCCAGAGCAGTCTGCGCAAATCACGGTGCTCTGCATCGTGTGTAAGAAGGGCTTCGATGTCACAGCCACACCGACTCCTGCAGAAGTGCCCTCGTGGTTTCAGCGAGTGGTGCGCCGCAAGCAGGGTAAGCCGGCAGGGCTGTCCGTTGTGTCCAGTAAGAGGGAGTAACCAATGGCACTCAGAATGTGGGGGCAGACCATCATCCAGGCCGCAACGCCGGGTGAAGACCCAGTGGTCTTGGGGACGCTCTGGGTGGATACCACGGGGACTCCTACCCTAAAGGTCTGCACGGGGCTCGCGCCGTATACGTTTGCGGCGATATCAGGCGGGAGCGTCGGACTCGATGACCTGACTGATGTGGTTATTACGAGTGCTGCGACCGGCGACTACCTGCGGTTCAACGGCACCAACTGGGTCGATGTGGCGAGCGGTCAAATCGTGACCGACATCAATGCCGCGCTCGACCACGGGACACTGCTCGGGCTCTCCGATGACGACCACTCGATATACCTGCTCGCGTCAGGCGCGACTGACCGGGCGACGTTTGCGGCGGGATGGACGGACCTGACCGATGCAGGCGCGACGACACTACACAAGCACGACCACGGCGGGCAGGACGGACTTGCGGACGACGACCACACGCAGTATGCGCTGCTCACGGGGCGCGGTGGACAGGAGCTACTCGATACGGAGCTTCGGGACCACTCGGAGACGCAGACGACGGGCACCATCAGCACGAACACACTGGCGGTAGACTACACGGACGGTGCGGTGTTCGCGGTTGCGCTCAACGCGAATATCACGACGTTCACCATTGCGAACCCGCCTGCGAGCGGCGAGCACTGCGCGGTGACGTTCGTGTTTACCGCAGACGGCACTATTCGCACCATCACCTGGCCGACTGGCACGGTGTGGCCGGCAGGCACTGCGCCGACGATGACGGGGACTAACAACAAGCGGGACATCATCACCCTCATGACGTATGACGGGGGCACGGTGTGGTTCGGCATGATAGTGGGGCAGAACTACTAATGGCTGGAAGAGAAGCGGCGCGGCCACCTGAGGAAATCCCGGTGGTCGAGACAGAGGTCCCCAGTCGTCCGAACGAGCAGTTCCAGATGGCGATGGTGGATGCATCGGAGTATCGGGCCTGGCTCGATAGAGCGACAGCGGCCGGATGGGAAGTGGAGTGCCAGCACCACGCTGGTTCCTCCCTCTTCATGGTCATCAAGAAACAGGTGGTCTAATGCTCGCGCGCACACACGGGTTCATCCATCGAGTAGCGGCGGCGACAGGGCTGGTGTTCGTTGGGGGCACATCCGTAGGTGGAGACGGCGATGACTATACCTCCGTCTCGCTCACTTCCCTTACGGGTGGGATAGCTTCGGCTCCAGCAGCCGGGGATATCGTCGTGGTGGTGCATGGCTGGTGTTCGGCGTCTGATGATAACCCGACGATTAGTGGCTATACCGAAGTAACGGAACTCTACGCCAATGACGACCGCGATACCAACGTGGTGGTTGCGTATAAGGTGATGACCGGCACCCCGGATACGGCCATTACAGTGCCAAATACCGCGACTGGCGATAACGCGCAGGCGACAGTGGTGCATGTGTGGCGTTCTCAAAACGCCGCGCCGATTGATGTAGCCATAGCCACAGCAACAGGCACCAATTCGGACGTTCCCAATGCGCCAACCGTCACACCCATCACGACGGGGGCGGTCATTCTCGCATGTGCGTTGTCTGCGCAACAGGAAGCAAACGCGGCGCTCACCGTGCCCTCTGGCTATGGCAACTTCTTTGCCGGGCTTGGAGAGTCCGGCACAACCGAACGGCAAGCCCGCGCAGTGATTGCCTCGAAAGCCTGGACAGGTGGTGCGGAAGACCCACCCGTGTTCGGGGGAGGCTCGGCGGAAGTGAGAGCGTCATGGGGCGCGGTATCGGTGGTCTTGCGGCCCTCTTCATCCTCGGGGTTGGTGTTCGTTGGAGGCACCACTGCCGGGGGGAGAGGCGATACCTACACGTCGGTATCGCTCACGTCACTCACTGGAGGTATTGCCGCCGCGCCTGGACCTGGTGATGTCGTTATCGTGGTGCATGGCTGCATCGGCACGAGCGACGTAGACCCGTCAGTCAGCGGCTACACGGAACTGACGGAGCTATACGCCAATGATGACGTGGACGCGAACGTGGCGGTTGCCTGGAAGATTATGGGACCGACCCCGGATACATCGGTCACGGTGTTTCAGGACGGCACTAGCTCGAACGGGCACGCGACAGCGATACACGTCTGGCGCGGGGCTCACCAGACTACGCCGTTCAACGTAACGACTACGACGGCTACCGGCACGAACTCGGACAAGCCGGACTCACCGACTATCACCCCGACGACGGCAGGGTCGATGGTGCTCTCGGTAGGGCTCGGAGCGCAGGACGACACCATAGCGGCCACACTGGTCGCGCCGACTGGCTACACCGACAACGACTTCGTATCGAAGGGCGACGGGAGCACGCGGAGCGCGATAGCGGTTATCGCCTCGAAGGCGTGGGTGTCCGGCGCGGAAGACCCTGGCGCGTGGACTGGTGGAGAGGTTGATACTAGCAACTCGTGGGTAGCGGCGACACTCGTGCTGCAGCCCGCATAAAGGATACCGATGGCGACACTACTTTCAGCAATCGAGTCGCAGGCGCGCGAGCACCTGAATGAGGATACCGCCAGCTTCTGGACGAGCGCAGAGCTTATCCAGATTATCAACAACGGTATCAAAGACCTGTGGGGGATGATTCTGGACCTGAACCAGGAGCACTTCCTCACCATCGACGTGACCAATGTGAGCCTCGCGGTGAATTCCTCGACGCTCACTGGGGTGCCTGCGGATGTGTTCCGCGTGCATCTGATTGAGCCGCTGACGACCACTCCAGGGGCTACTGGCGCAGGCGTGTTGTTCGAGCCGGCTGACTACAACAGTCACAAGTTCATCAACGCGCGTCAGGCGACAGCGCAGGACCCCAGCGGCGGGCTGAAGGTCTACTACACGCTGAGTCAGGCGGGTGCGCCCGTGGGTGCGCCAACCGTGCATGTGGCTCCGCAGCTATCGACAGCGCTGAACCCGTTGCGGTTCGTGTATGTGCCGACGCTCGCTGCGGTGGCGGCGAACGCGAACAACCCGATACCGGGTGAGAGCGATAATGCGCTGATAGCCTACTGCGTGGCGTTCGCGCGAGCCAAGGAGCGGGAGACGGCCGACGCGGACCCGACCTGGCTGAACGTCTACAAGACGGAGAAGACTAACCTCGCGGTTCGGCTCACTCCACGTCAGACGCAAGAGCCGGAAGTAGTCGAAGACCTCTACGGTGCGTATCTCTAAAGGAGTCGTATGCCTGCTACTATCCAGAAGCGCGTGTTTGCGCGTGTTGTGGAAGCAGGGAACCTCGAACCAGCAATCGCGGAAGTGACCAGTGAGGTTAATGCTTTCCTCAGCACTTTTGCTCTCGCTAGTCGTGTATTAGATGTCCGGATGCACACGGGACCGGCGTCGAAATACGGAGAGCGTTCGGTTCACATTGTTACGGTATTCTACCTAGAGGTCACATAACATGAGTCTGTTCACAGGAAGTATCAGAGAGATTGGTGACGCGCGAGCGTTAGACGTTGCAGTAGTTGATGGGCTCGGCGCACAGCTAACGGGATTCGACCCGTCGCGTCCCGCTAATGCCGGCATCACCACTGTCTCTGTAGACAACACGGTCGGGGGAACCTCGCTGCTCGTAGCGAACCCGGCTCGTCGTCAATTCATCGTGCATAACGACAGCGCGGGCACCATCTTCGTTGCGCTCGCGGCAACAGCTTCGGCTACCGCCTTCACCTACGAAGTCGCTGGCAACAGCACCATCGAGGGGCCACTCAATGGCTACACGGGTGCAATATCGGCGTTTCGAGTGTCGGGTGTGAGCGCGGTTCGGGTGACGGAAGTCACGACCTAAACAGGAGCAGACATGGCTGCAGGCAAGATTCGGAACTTCGGCTTCGGCGTAGACGGTGTGAACATCGTCACGGACCCGCTCAAGCTCAAGCCATCAGAGGGTATCTCGCTCCAGAATGCGGAACTGGTGCCCAATGAGGCGACAGGCGGGCTCAGTGCGCTCACGCAGCGCAAGGGGCTCGATGCGTTGAACGGGTCAGCGATGTCGGGGAGTGTCATCGGCATATACAACTGGCCGCTGCGCACCACCATCGTCAAGACGCTGTATGCAGCGAAGCAGACGGAGGACGCGAACACGTTCCAGAGCACCATCGACGGCACGACCTGGGTGCCTACTTCGACGCCGGTAGCGCCAGTGACGGATGCTTACTTCGCGGATAACTCGAACGTGCAGTCGGCGCGACGATTCGCCGGCTTCAAGAACCTGTTGATATACCCGGGCGGGACCTACACGCAGGATTCCGCGAACCCGACCATTCAGTCGTGGAACGGGACCGATGCGTTCACGGTGACGGCGATTCCGGTGGGGCCTGGCGATAGCTCGGACGAACCCTTCGTCATCGTTGACCAGTTGACGATTGGCGACAAGACGTATCTGGCGGTGAGCGACCCGGGCGGCGGCGCAGCACCAGACCACGCAGGGCGCGTGCTGCAGCTAGACATGACCACGGGCAAGCTGCGGCAGGTAGCGAGCACGTTCGGCAACGACTCGGGCCAGATGGGCGGGGGCACCCCGTGCTGCATGGCTTACTACCAGAATCAGCTATTCGTCGGGCTCAATGGTAGCGCCACGACCAATGGCATCGGCAAGATTGTGCGATGCTTCCCTGACGTGGACGAGACGTGGACGGTAGATGTCTCGAACCTGGTCAGTCACCCCGTGACGCTCATCGCGGAGGGCGGCGGGATGCTCGTGGGGACGCGCAGCAGTGCGACGACCGGCGCGCAGGTTTACTTCCGCTCCAACTCGGCGTTGACGTGGGGCTCGGAGCTAACCAGTGGCGGCGGCGCAGCGGGCAGCGGCCACTACCAGGGGCTCGTGTCCTACAACGGCGAAGTGTATTGCGTGGAATACCACTCCACGACGCCTATCATCAACATCAAGAAGCGCACGGCGCTCGGCGTGTGGTCTACCGTTCGTGACGTAGCCACGACTGACAGTGGCGTGGCCGGCAACCTGCCTGGCAACGGCATCGTGTTCAACAGCAAGTTGTTCTTCACCTTCCGGTCACTGACGGCAGGCGGCAACGACGGCTTCATCTTGCAGTGTGCGACCTCGACGTGGACGAAGGTGCTCACCGATAACATCGGCGGGTCGATGGCGATACTGACGCAGCGGAGCTAACATGGCATTCATTCTCGCGCAAGCAGGCACGACGCTCTACAAGGTTGATGTCTCCACAGGCACAGCGACTGCGCTGACGCTGCCTACGGGAGTCACACTCAACTCGACGCGCAAGCCGAAGTTTGCCACGCTTGGGGAGTGGGTCGTGATGACTCACTCGCCCTCGAAGAACCTGGCGATTGACGTGGAGGGCACCGTGCGGGTGCTCTGCCCGCAAGCGCCACTCAACGGGCCGACTACTTCCAACGTGGCGGGTGGGTCTGCTCTCACTGGCACCTACAAGTATTGGGTGTCCTTCTACGTGAAGGATGCGGACGGCAACGTGCTCATGGAGAGCCCGCTGAGTCTGCCCTCGGTGGAGCTAACGGTCACGACCGATGACATCGAGGTAGGCGAGCTTCCGTTGTCGGGGGATACGGTTACTGGGCGAAGACTGTATCGGAGCCTGACCGGGGGCGTGGTTCCCTACAGGCTATTCGACGTGGACGACAATACCTCGAACAGCGTGCGCGACGGGATTGCGGACACGACGCTTGAACTGCTGCCCTCGCTCGCGGAGTTCTATGTGTCGCCGCCCGGGACAGTCCCTGGGTTCCAGATGAAGTCGATTGTGGAGTGGAAGTCGCGGCTGTGGGGAGTCTCCAACGACCCCACGTTGGTAGACACCATCTTCGCCAGCGACACGAACAAAATCTACACCTGGCCGAATAGCCTCGTAGCGCATCCGGCCGGCATCGACAAGGAAGGTGTGGTCGGGTTCGGCGTGCGGCGGAACCATCTTGGGTTCATGAAGCGAACAGGTATCTGGGCCGTCAGTGCGACGAGCGGTGGCACTGGTATCGACTTTACCCGGCTGACCGTCTCACAGATTGCTCCACGTCAGGCGGGGTGCCTGGCTGAGGATAGCATTCTGACCATCAACGACAAGGTCTACTGGCTAGGCCGCGACGGGGTGTATGAGTGGGACGACAACGGCGTGAAGTCGGTGAGCGATACGTTGGTCGCGCCGTGGTTCAAGAAGGGCACGACGGTCTTCAATCGGGACCGCTTTCAATATGCGTTTGCGCGCTACAACGCGGTCACGAACAGCTACGAGCTTCACCTGGCCGCTGCCGCTGCCAGCACCGAGAACCGATGGGTGAGCTTCAACCTCACCAACCGATGTTGGTATGGTCCGCATGTGACGGGCGCGTTCACACCGACGCACGCGGGCGATGCTACTGACGCGAACGGGTTGCCCCTGACGCTGGTCGGAGGTAGCGATGGCGTTATCTACGCCGGCAATGGCAGCAACAACCGCGACGGCTCTGCGACGGCTATCGACATGGACTGCTATGGTCCGTGGCATCACGGGGAGGACCCGGATGATACGAACTACTACGGTCAGGTGTCGGTGCTCTCGCGCGTAGAGTCGGCGGGCACAATGGAGGTCATCCCCGTGGTGGGACGCCTCGATACGACGGCACAGGCGGCTATCACGCACACGCTGACTACAGGGCGTGAGAGGTTGCGGCGGCTCGGCGTAGGCGCACTGATGCGGTTGCGGTTTCGCAAGAACACCGTGAACCAGAGCGCGAGCATCTACGGGTATGAACTCCCGTGGCACACTATCGGACGGAGGTAACGTGGCGAATGACATCTTCGACAAACCGTTCTCACTCGTCGGGGACGCGACCCCGGAGAAGATGTATCAGATTGATGCGATGTTCGAGGACATCTATCGGCGCTTGGCCTCGACGCAGCAGACGGTCGTGCAGGCGTTTCCGGAAGGACAGCCTGTTGACGTGACGCGATGGAAGACGGGTCCGTGGACGTATGATGGCATCGTGCCGTCTGCGCGCGTGGCCCGCCTCGTCCACAACCTGGCGGCGGCGACGGAGTATGCGGACTTCGCGCCGGAAGGCATCGACACCTGCGTCGAGATAGCCGTGACTCCGCTCGGAGCCGGCGCGTCCATCAGCGGTATCCGCCACTTCGGGCAGATATCGCGCAAAATCTGCATCGTGAACGCCAGCGGCACCGAGTCGCTGACGATTCCGCATGAGGAAGCGACTTCGACAGACATCTACCGCTTCAATCTCCCCGACAGCACCGACATTGTGCTCGCACCCTACCAGGTGCTGTGGGCGAGCTACAACCCGGAGCTTCACCGCTGGCAGTTGATGGTGACGCCGCATTCGTCGGGCGGGCTCTCGGGCGGGGGCGGGGTTGCACTCTACGCTTCGCGGACCTTCTTGGAGGCTGAACTGGAGGCCATGACGGGGGCGACGTTCTGCGAGGTCATCCCTGCGATAGCGAATACCTGTATCGTCCCCCTCGATGTGGTGTGGGACAACGATGTGACAGACGCCTACACCAACGCGCCGACGTGGGTGGTGCATCGAAACGGCGGGGGCGGAAACGGGTTGATAACCCCGCTGTCACTGACCTACAGCACCGGCCCGCGTCGTCAGGTGTATCGGTCGGCTATGGTGGCTGGCTCAGACCCTTTGGCCGACTTTTCTGGGACAAATGTAGGCTGCACCCTTGCGGCTGCACTCACCGGGGTCGGCGCGGCTACGACCACTGTCCACATCTGGTATGGGACTTTTAGCACGGTATAAGCAAGAAACGTGCCAAATAGGGTAAAATAGAAGGGGAGTTTACACAATGACCATGCTTGCGGAACAAAAGGCTCAGATGAGCCAGATGTCGCCCGGGTCTACCGAGAAGTATATCTACAACTCGATAGGTGGGCGGACACTCAATCCGTATTACACGGCACCGACCTCTCAGCCGTCTTCGAGCAATGTAGGGGCCACCGTCAACATGAATGACGGGTCCGTGCGCTACCGAACGGCGACGGGCGGGCTGTCTACGATGCTGCCGACCTCGTCTACGCCGTATGCGGATTCGGACCCTACGGCGCAAGAGTTTGGGCAGGGCGGGCCGATGTCCACCCAGTTCAATTCTCAGGTGACAGGTGCGTCCGCGATTGGTGACGACGCATACAACGAGCAGCAGCGGATGCTACTCGCTGACAAGCTGTCGCGCGAGCGCATGGCGAGCCTATCTGGAATGATGGGCGATACCGCAGCGCGCGTGCAGATGCCGGGTGGTCCGGATGAGACGGCGGCGCGCAGTGCGGCGTTTGCGCGTGCGAAGGAGCAGGCGGGCTCGACGGCTCGGTCTGCGCTCATGTCGCTCCAGGGCGCGATTGACGAGCGCGGCATGACGGGTTCCAGCGTGGAAGCCGGTCAGGCGGGCGGCGTCATCGGTGGCGCGGCCAACAGCGTGGGTGACTTCACCCGCGAACAACTGATACAGGACCTGAACAGGGCCAGCCAGATTGCCGACATGCGCTATCAGGGTGATATCACGCAGCGTGGGCAGGACATGAACCGCACCCAGACCCTCATGGGCCTGATGGCGGGGGCGGCATACTAATGGCCCGCGAGATGCTCGACACGCGCGTGTTCGGGGGCAACCACGGACAGCAAGGGGTGTTCGACCGGAACGACCCCAACATGAAGAATGAGGCGCTCCAGCGGCTACAGGAGTTGACCTCCCAATACGGAGCCATGCTCGACTCGAACTACACGGGCGAGACTGGCTTCGCAGCGAACGACGCGGACAGCTACTACAAGTGGCGGAACGCGACTACGGAAGCCGACAACATCAATCGGTCACTCGGTGGAAAAGCCGGGATGAACATCCACTCGGTCGTCCCACAAGGCGGCGAGCTATCCGCGATGAACCCGCAATTGCGGCAGGAGTCGCGGCTCGGGCCTGACGCGACGGGTGACTTGGTGAACAAGCACTATCAGCGTGCGGCCAGTGCGAACCCGGCGATGCAGTCCCTCAGCGACCTTATCATGCGGAAGAGGTTCCAATAATGGTTCACGACCCAAACGCCCTGCGAGCCCTTCTGGGTATGCAGGCACTGAGCAATCAGGCGACACCGGGTGTTGACCCGTTCGTGGCGAAGCGACGGGCGCAGATTTACAGCGGTGAGGATGCGCTCGCCAACAGCGAAGTCGAGCAGCGGCGCGCACAGATGGCAGAGCCCACGCTGGGCCTGTCGCGCGAGCAATACCGCGACGACGCCATGAACAAGCTGAAGAAGACGCTGGGGATGCAGCAGATTCAGGCGCAGCAGGAGCTTGCGCTGAAGATGGCCCCTGAGCAACTGAAGGGTGAGTATGACCTCCGTGGACGCGAGATGTCCAACGAAGGCCAGTTGAACGTCGCCAAGACCTACGCGCAGCAGCGGGAGGAAACGGCAGCGGCGAACAACGCGGCTCGCGCGCAAGCGCAGCAAGAGATGTTCATGCAGCATCAGGCGGACCCGAACCGCTCGATGACGGTCGCTGGAGTCGGCTCGATTGGTGCGGCCCCTCGGCAGGCTACGCCACCGAACACGACCGTCCCTGCTCCGCTTTACAAGGCGGTTGACGAAGCGAAGGCTGCGTATGAGTCTTACGCGAACAACCCGCTCGGGCGCACGCTGTTCGGTGCGAGCCGCAACAACAACTACTCTTCGGCGCTGACCAACTTGCTCGACAAGAAGGGCACGCTGCAGGAAGTCGAGGAAGTGTTCGGCATTCTGCGCGGCGTCGATGGCGCGACCATCGAAGAGAAGATTGCGAACAGCGGCGACCCCGCGATGCAAGCGCTCGACCCCTACGAGAGACAGTATCTGCAGTTGAAGCTGGGACAATAACATGGCTGAGAAAAAGGTATGGACGAATGCGGACCTGAAGACCTCAGGGCCGACGACTACGTATGGTCCGTGGAAGTCTGTGCCTAAGCCAAAGGCCGCGCCGATGAGCGCAGCGGACTTGCGCAACAGCACCTTGCTTGACCAGATGTTGGCAGAGCAGGAGGCCGGCACCTACATCGACCCAGTAGAGCAGGCGAAGGCGACTACGGCGCGACTGGACCGGGCAGAGCACTTGCGCAAGGCTCCGGAACAGATTGCGAACCTGGCGGCGACCTCGGGTCAGGAGCTACAGACGGAGCGGGACCTGCGGCGCGCGGGCACCGAGTCTGGTGTGCTCATCGACGCGGCGAAGCAGGGCCTGTATGGCGCGGCGATTCCGCTGTCCATGACGGGCGGGGGTGCAGGCATCGCTGCAGGCGGCTATCTCGCGCTCAACGCACTGAACGACTTCGTGGATAACCCCGGATGGGGCACCGGAGCGGGCGCAGTGCTCGACATGATTCCGATGGGGTTGGGCAAGGCAGCGAAGGCTGTTACGCGGCTTGCGCGCGGCTCGAAGGCGGCGGAAGTCGCGCCGGGGCTCGCACGTAGCCGCTACATGCAAGGGATGGCAGAGCGCACCAAGCCGAGTGCAGGCGGATACGTCGCTGGACAGGGCAACGGCACGATGCCGATTCGTCCGCCAGTGGCACCGACGCCGGCTGCTGCGGCACCACAGGCACAGAGCACCGGAACCTCGTGGGACTTTCCATCAGGGGCTCCACAGGCGAATGTTCGACCATCGCCCGTCGCACCGACGCCGGCACCGCGACCGCAGAACACGGGAACGATGTGGGGGCACGCGGCTCCTGCAGCACAAGGAGTAGACGATGTCGTCGCACGCGCTGCAACACCTGCGGGTCCAGTGCCTAGTCCAGCTAGTGAATTTGACGCTGCTATGGAACAGGCACTCAAAGGGGACGGTCCCTCTATTGAAGTTGTTGAAGAAGGCGGCGGGTATCTGAACAACGCGAGCGGTGATTCAGCAGCGAGCATTGAAGCGCTGCAGCGGGCATCGGGCATGGCGAGCCGTGGCGAGAAGTTCGGATACTTCGACCGCAGCGGCCAGTTCAAGGAGCTTATCGGACCAGAGGCTGTAGACTTCGTCCCACGTCAGGGCCAGACCTACGGCAAGATGACGCCGAATGGGTTCGAGACGCTCTCCGACATGGGCGGGCGAGTTACGCAACCTGCGCCGGCTGTTACGCAAGCTGCGGTGGGTCCAACGGGACGCGCGGTAACGGACATTCACCCGGCGCAGACTGACGCGGGCGCGTTCGGCTTCGAGGACCTCGGGTCCATCAGCGAAGGCGAGCTAACGCGGATGCAGCAAGGGCAGTGGCCGACTGCAAGCCGCGAAGTGCCTAGCGTAGGCAGCTTCGAGGACTACTGGAAGGCGAGAGGCCGTAAGAAGCCGTTCGACCATCCGAAGGCACCGGAGAAGAAGGCAAAGAAAAAGGGGTAAGCGATGGCAAACAGATTCCTCAGCACGCCGACTACTGCACCAGAGCAGGGACAGGCTGTGTCGAGTAACCGCTTCCTCACGGGCTCGCGGAGCACCACGCCGACGCCGGCTCCACAGAATGACGAGTGGAAGGCTGCGGGAGCGCTCGCGGCTGGTGCGGCTGGCCTCACTGGCTTGGGTATGCTTGGCAGCAAGCTCCCGGGCAAGGCCGGCAAAGCCTTCGAGGTTCTCAACGCGATACGAATGCAGATGATGCTGTCTGGCAAGGCGCTGCCGAAGTCGCTGCTGGGCAACGTCGGTGCGGTCGTCAACCGCTCGCTGGAGACTGGGTCTACGCGGCCGTTGCGAGAATTCGCATCGCCGCAAACATGGCGTGACGCTAAGGCGGCGTATAGTTCGCAGAGCGGCGTTCGCGCCAACCCGGCAGGGCACACGGGGGTCACACTCCCTGGCCCTACGCCGGGGCGTTTCATGGGTGCGATGGATGAGGCTACGCAGGGAGCACTGAAGAGGTCGGGGGCCACTGCGGAGGAAGCGGCGAACGAAACGCTGCAGACTCCACTGGGCGTCAACTTCGGGCCGATGGGCGAAGCGCTCGAAGGACCAGTCGCACAATACCTGGTGCCTTTCCGACGCACGCCGTTCAATCAGGCTATCGAGGGCGCGAAGGCTATCACCAAGGGCATGAGCGGGACGGACAAGGGGGCGAGACGCGCGCTCTCTACGCACGCTGCGGTTGGCAGCATACACGGGGCGGCGACATCGGACGACAGTATGCCGGCGAGCATTCCACTCGCGGCAGCTATGGCGGGGCGATATGCGGTGCCGTATGGGCTGGCGGCGCTTATCTCTCGTGTTCACGCGGCGGGCGGTAAAGGTGGGGGCGGTATTGCTAGCGGTATGCTACCTGTCTCTGAGTATGGCATCGAGTCGGCAATCACGGACCCTGTTCGTCCGTTCTACGACCCGGCGTTGTTTCGATTCTTCAAGTAAGGCCATCGTGACATGCAAGAACCACAGTATCTCACTACACGGGAGTTTGACAGTTGGCGAGTTGAGCACGATAGAAAGGTAGATGCCATCCTAGCGGCGTCGGAGCTTCGACAGGAGCGCGACATCAAGACTGAAGGACGCATCACCACGTTAGAGACTCACAGGGAACACGCCATCATCGGGCTCGGTATCTTCTCGTCGGTCATCAGCGCCATCGTCGGCGGTCTGGTGGCTATGGTTTCGTCACGCTAAGAGGCAGTCATGGCACTCAGGACTCGATACACGGCACTCATCAAGCAGGTAGCGGAGAAGCATGGTCTGCACCCAGACCTTGTCGAGGGGATTGTGTTGCAGGAGTCGGCAGGGAACACGGATGCGTTCCGGTTCGAGCCCGACTTCTGGAACCGCTACCTGAAGACGAACCCGAAGTATCGGCACCTGAACCCGCGAAGGGTCAGTAGCAGCTACGGCCTCATGCAGGTGATGTATTGTCGCTTGCTCGAAGACAAGATAGCGGCGAATGACGCCTGGGAGCCGGAACTGCTGTTCATACCGGAGAACGGTCTGGACATCGGTTGCGCCTTCTTCAAGGAGCTACTGACGTGGGCGGAAGGGTTGACCCTGCCGGCCGACAAGCCTATCACATTCATCGAAGTTGCGCTCGCAGCGTATAATGGTGGACGTGGCGGTAACGACCCCTCGAAGAACTGGCCGCTGCGGAACGGCAAGTATGCGCGAGAGGTTCTGGCGAAGGTAGCGGCGTTGCAGAAAGAAGGCGCGCATGTGCAAGACGGACAGGTGGGTCAGTAACGTCCCACCCGCTGACGACATCTACTGGTTCCAGGTTAGGCTCGTGGCCGACCTTCTACAATCGGACGGCTGCACGGGGGTAGCCGAGATATACCAGGATTCGTGCCTCGAACACGACATCCACTGGCGGACAGGGGCTACCATCTTCGGTGTCCCCCTGACGACAGCACAGGCGAACCGGAGATTCCGCCTGGTCATCCAATCTCGCTCACGGCTCGGGAGGTTCTCTCCCCTGTCGTGGTGGCGATACGCGGGCGTCACCTTTGGCGCTCTCTTTATCTCGCACAAGACGAAGTAGTTGGCATGGGGTTTGCATCAGTAGATGTAGACCCCTTTGCTATGTATGGAGGTCCATGACCAATAAAGGAGACACTATGCCTCATTTCTGCCTCACTCCGTCCTGCGGTAACGTCGCTCGTCGGCGCGGGCTCTGCACCAAGTGCGGGCGCGGCGCAATTTCCGTGCCAGTTCCTACGCCGGCTGCGGCCCTGGCCTTCGACCGGGAGAAGCAGAAGCTGCAGGCGGAACAGGCCAATCTCAAGCTGCGCTACGCTGCTGCGCTCAAGACCATTGACGAGCAGGAGCGCGAGCTTGATGCCCTTGGGGTGCTCGGCCACTCGGTGGAAACATACTCCATCGAGCCCGTGTCTACGTCCAAGGGGACCGGGGAAGCGACAGCGGTGCTTCTTGCCGGCGACTGGCACTACGAGGAAGAGGTCAAGCCGTCGCAGGTGAATGGACTGAACAAGTATACGCTCGACATCGCTAAGGAGCGGACCACGACGTTCTTCCAGGCATCGCTGCGCCTTATCCGGTTGCTGCAGCAGGATGTGCGTATTGACCGCTGCATCATGGCGCTGCTGGGCGACTTCATCACGAACCAGATTCACGGCGCGGAGAACGCCGAGAAGAACCAGCTTGAGCCGACGTATGCCATCGTCGCGGCGCGGAACGCGATTATCAGCGGGATTGACTTCTTCTTGGAGCACTCCAAGCTGGAGTTCATCATTCCGTGTGCGTCAGGCAATCACGCGCGGACCACGCACACGACGCGGTTCGGCAGCGAGAATGGGCACAGCCTGGAATTCCTCATGTATGAGCACCTGGCCGCGCACTATCGGAACGAGCCGCGCGTGACGTTCATCATTCCGGAGGGGATGCACAGCTATGTCAGAGTCTACGACACGACCATTCGCTTCCACCACGGGCACGCGGTGAAGTATGGCGGCGGCGTGGGCGGTATCTACATTCCGGTGAACAAGGCGATAGCACAATGGAACAAGGGGAAGAGGGCGGACCTCGACTGCTTCGGACACTTCCATCAGTTGCGGGATGGGGGGAACTTCATCTGCAACGGGTCCGTCATCGGCTACAACACGTTTGCCCTGAGTATCAAGGCAGACTACGAACCACCGAAGCAGACGCTGTTTCTCATCGACAAGAAGCGGGGCAGGACTTGCACCTGGCCCATCCTGTTCAAGCGATAGCAGAGAAGGAGTCGTAACATGGAAGACCAAGCACCGGACAACATCGCGTTCTACTACGAAGACCCCCGCGAGCCCGTGGAGATTATCTCTGCGTGCCCGGGGGATGTCACGTTCCCTGAACTAGTCGAAGTGTTCAGGGCGTTCGCGCGGCGCGTAGGCTTCACCGACTACACCATCGAGCAGAGCCTGGGGAAGCCGCGTGCGTAACTTCGCCATCGGGTTCATCGTGCAGTTTGCGAGCTACCTGAACCTGACGCTCAACTACCGGGCGATAGCGGAGAGTCAGAAGGGGTATGCGATGGTGACGGATGCGGCGGCTGTGCTGCTCGCCTACGTCATCATTCGCAAGGTCAGTAGGGACGAGCACTCGTATTGGACGCTCGCCGGCATGGTCGTAGGCGGGTCACTAGCTGCGTGGTTCGGTATCACGCTTACGGAGCATTGGAGAACGCCATGAGTGAATTCGCAGTGAAGCAGCCGCTGGTGATGGAGCCCGTGATGCAGAAGTTCACCTGGGACTGCGGCATTGCGTGCCTTCAGATGCTGACCGGCCAGTCCTACGTGGACATCCGCAAGAAGATTCGCTACAAGATGCCCGTGGGGCTCAGTCTGCGGGAACTGCGGAGTGTGAGCAAGCGCTTAGGCTTTCCCCTCAGCTTCTCGAAGGAGGTAGACCACGATGATGTGGGGATTCTGTTCCTGGTGCATAGCCTGGACCCCACGGATGGACATGTAGTCGTCTTCGCCAAGGGGACCATATACAACCCGGCGCAGGGGCAGTGGTGGACGGACGTAGACAGCTACCTGGCGCAGACCGGGTATGAGAAGAGGGGCATACTACAACGGAGGGACCAATGAGCGCACAACCGTGCGGGTGCGACCCGACGCACCACAACGGATACTACCGATGCAGTGAGCACGCGCGGCTGAAGGTCGAAGAAGACTTCATGCAGAGCCTGATAGACGCACAAGACAAATCGAACATGCTGGAGGGCATACGAACTATGGCACAAGACAACGCGGGGCTGAATCGGGACCTTATCAAGGATGGGCGCGGCGCACTGACCGGCATTGGCGGCGCACCGACGCGCGCAACCACGCTGCCTGACGCGCCGGCAGAGCGGAAGAAGTATCCGGTAGCGAGCGGTGTGCTCGACTACTTTCCGGATGCGCTGGTCGCCCTCTCGAACGTGTCGTGGCGCGGCAACGAGCAGCACAACCCGGGACAGCCCCTGCATTGGGCGCGCGGGAAGTCTAGCGACGAGTCGGACACGATGATTCGCCACTTCCTGCAGAGGGGCTCGCTCGATAGCGACGGTATCCGCCATAGCGCGAAGATGGTGTGGAGGGCGCTGGCGATACTGCAGAAGGAGATAGAAGCGGAGAAGGCGCAGGCACCGACTGTGCGCGAGCACTTCGAGAACTACGCGCAGGGGCAGGCACAGCGACACGTCAAGACCCCGCCCGTGCCCGACTACAAGGCTCTCTACAAGGACCCGAACCCGACTGGGCGGGACAACGGGCCGCGAGAGTCAGAGCCTCAGTATCGCGCTCGCATGGGCTACGACAAGCCACAGCAGGAGCGTGGGCTCACTCCAGACGATAGGTATCAGTCATGAAGATAGGATTCGATATCGACGGAGTGCTGGCGAATTGGGAACAGAAGGCGGGGCCGCTGCTCGTGAAGACCTCGGGGCGTAACCTACTGCCGGCCGACTTCCTCACGAAGCGGCCTCCCGTGTGGGACTGGCTGCGCTTCTACGGGTATACCCCGGAGGAACTTGCGGCCTTCTGGCAGGCCCTGCAGACGGACACCACGTTCTGGCTGAACCTGCCGCCGATGGAGGGTGCAGGCACGCTCAAGATGCTGTGGCCGGCACTGAAGCGGGCGCACGATGTCTACTTCATCACGAACCGCTCGGGCGCGTTTGTGAAGCGGCAGACGGAGCTATGGCTACTGGAGCACATCAGCGATGAACTGCGTATCAAGCGGGGGCCAGACGGTGGCTTCCCGTCGCATCATCCTACGGTGCTGATTAGTGGCGACAAGGGCGGGTGTGCGAAGGCGCTCGCGCTCGACTGCTACGTGGATGACAACGTGGAGAACGTCAACGCGGTTGCACCCTACGCGCGGACCTATCTGCTCGATGCGCCCTACAACAAGGAAGGCGTAGACCTCGGCGTGCTGCGGATTCACACGCTGGGCCAGATGTTCGACGTGGAGGTTGCAGCCGGCAGGCTGTAGGCGTAGAATAGAGGGGAAGCGCACTTCACTTGTGAGTGGAGGAAAGCCTATGAAACACTAACAGCAAGACCAGGGGGTATGCGAGTTCAGACTCGGCCCCCTGGCTCCCCTTCGGAGGTCTTAACATGGCCGTGATAACAACCCCCGCCCGTGGCATCCGCCAAGTCCTCTACACCCTCCTGCTTGTCGCCTTCCTGAAGTCCTGCACTCCCTGGCTGAACGAGCCGGCAATGGATGTGGAGGCTGCTGAACCCCCCGCAATCTCCCTCCGCATCGACCCCAAGGTCCAGATGGTCAGCTACGGCGGGACAGGGACTGTCCGTGTAAGAATTACAGTGCCCAAGAACGCCCAGAATCGGGCTGTGTGCGTAGAGGTCGATGGACCGACGTATCGCTCGTCATGCTTCGAGCACGTTGGCCTGGGGGCACCCAGTCAAGCCGAATGGCTGGTTAAAGGGCTCGATGCGGGTGAGTATGTGGCGGCGGCTCGGTTGGAGCGCTCAGGAGGGGCTGTGGAGCTTGCCCGGGACAGCTTTGTGGTGTCTGGGGTGTCAGAATTCTGACGCGGTAAACGTCGGCACCTGCGCGTAAGTGCCGACATCTACTGCTCAGTGACTCAGGGCGTAGAGGAAGATGTTCACGCCTAGTGCGTAGGACCGCCACGAATACTCCGAGAGGAATTCGGCATTCTCAGGCTTGTCTTCCTCCCACCCATCCGCGATGTCCGTGTTGTGGGTAGACAGGACCACCAGCCGGCCCTTCCGGTCGAACATGCCGCGCGCAGTAGCCTGAATACTATCGTCGCCGCGCTCGCTCGTGATGCGCGTGCCGTCGTCCTGCAGCACCCACCAGCCGATAGTCGGCATCTGCCAGATACCCGGGATGCGATACTGCTGATTGAAGACCGGGTGAGTGGCCCCTAGCGTCTCCATCGGCGCGTCCGGTAGCACCCTCCGTATCTCCCGCACCCACTGGTCCCACGCTTCGCTCCCCCAGAAGTCATCGACCCACAGAAACCCGCCTTTGCTGAGATACGCACGCAAACCGCGCACTTCAGCATCCGACAGCAACATTGTGCCTACGTCTTCCATGAACAGGACCGGGCACAGCGAGAGTAGCGGGCTGTCGAGCTTCACGACGACGTTGCGGCCCGTGCGGATGCTGGTGACTTCGCGTAGGCGCACCAGCAGGTTGATGTCCGCGCCGGGGTAGTCCGTCCACCAGTCAGAGCCGTTGTCCTCGAAGCGGTCTGCGGTGTAGTAGCCCCTACAGAAGGGCACGCGCCCGTTGTTGTCGTCGGGCGTGACCCAGGTGATGGTCGAGTTGGTAGAGGGGCCGGTGTAGGTCTGCTGTGCGAACAGGCCGGTGGAAAGGAGCAGGAAGGCCCCCGTAAGAGCCCTCCTGCCTGGCCGTCTAGTGGCCGCTGGGGTTGGAGTCATCGTCCTTGTCGCAGTCGTTGCCGTGACCGTTGTTGCCGTCGTCCTCGTCCGTGCAGGGCTCGTCGCTGTCGTTGCCGCCGCCCGGGTTCGAGTCGTCGTCGCCATCGTCGTCATTCCCGTGGCCGTTATTGCCATCGTCGTCGTCACCGTCCGTAGGCGGGACGTAGACTGGGCCTTCGCTGCCGCCTTCGTTCGGCTGGCCGTCCATGTAAATGATGAGCACGCTCGACCACTCGCCGGGGAGGCCGCACGTATTCACCACGCGAACCCGCACGAAGTAGCGCCCGCCGTCTTCCGGGTCGCCCAGCGTGGCTTCCGCGATACCCTGCGCGAGCACATAGCCCACGAAGGTCTTCGGGAACCGCTGTTCGTCGCGCGTGTGGTAGACCTCCAACTGGTAGATGTTCACGTTCTGAACCGCTTCCCAGTAGACGCGAGCGCTACGCCCGACCGGCGAGAAGCTCGTGGTTATCCAGCGCACGGGTGCATCGCTGCACTGGATGCCGGCCTGGCGGATGCTCGAACGCCCACCCTGGTCCGCGTAGACCGCCGTGCTGCTCGGCGTCAGTGAAGGTCCGGTCGTGGGGCTGTCGCCACACGCCGCCGTGAAGATGACGATGCTCGCTACGATACTCGCAAGTAGTGACTTTCTCATTCGCTGTCCCCTCCCTTTTCCTTCTTGCCTGGTGGCGTGATGCGCACGTAGGCGGTGTTCGGTGTCGTCTCTGTGCAGGCGTCGAGGTCTTCTTGAGACAGCCCATGCGCCTTCATGAGTGCCATTGTGTCGAGCTTCGAGGTTTCCCCCGTGACCAGCTTGATTTTGAACCCGTCAAGCTCGGTGCCGTCTGCCAGCGCTTTCCCCTGCTTGTCCTTGATGAACAGGGCATCTACCTCGGCACTGATGCGCTTCTTGCGCTCCTTGGCTTCCTTCTCTATCTTCGACAGCTTGGCGTATTCCTCGCAGCGTTGACGCACCATCATGCGCGTGTTCGGCTTGAGTGCCACCGTCACCGCTACGGTTGTGGTCGCCTGCACCGTCTGTTTCAGTCGTGGCATCTGCCCTCCCTAGTGGTTGTAGCCGAAGGTGACTGCGGCCGTTATCCAGAATGCGCCGGTCCAGTAGGCGACATCCGCCCACTTCCCCTCAAAGGCCCACCTGCCGGCGTTCAGCAGGTAGAGGCCCATGATGAGGTAGTTGAAGAGTCGCGGGTCGAGAAGCAGGCCCACCTTAGCTGTCCGACGCCATGTTCAGGCGGTCCACCACTGCCGGCTCGGCTACCGGGATTGGCAGCGACAGGCGCGGGTTGCCCATCCAGCCGTTGTAGTCAGCGACCACGACCTGGCCGCTCTTGATAAGGCCCTGGCAGGTGCGGCGCGTCGAAGCCGGGATGAGGCCGGCGCGATGGGCGATGTCGGCCTGCATCAGGGGCTCATTCGCCTGGCGCAAGGTGTCGATGATGCGTTCTGCTGCTTTGCTCATGCTGTCTCCTTCATGTGACGGTGTCGGTTCCTACCTATCTATAGAAGCAAGGGCTGTGCCAACTAGCGCCGCCAGCGTGTCATGCTGAACGCCGCCGACAGATTCTCCATAGCAATCAGCCATATCCACCAGCAGCCGGGGCAAGAGATACGCGGTTTCCGCCTGCCCAGGTAGCGCGGGTGTGTGTCACAGCGGTAGTAGGTGCGGCTCGTTCTCATTTGTGATACCTCTCCCCTACCCACCCCTCTGCCCCAATTGGGCATCCTTCGGCCCAATCTGGGAGAGTGACGAGCAGGTGTTCAAATTCGAGGACACTACCTGTCCCCTTTTCAGCCTCGGCTACGACCTCGTCGTGGACGGTCAGCACCGGGACGTAGGTGCCTGAGCGCTCACAGCGGAGCATCGCGTCCGCCATGATGTCTCGGGCCACTGCCTGCACGATGTTCTCTACCAGCGAGCCGCCATAGGTGCTCTGCCGCTTCCACTGGCGGGTGCGGATGTCGATACCCATGAAGGTCAACTGCTCGCGCAGTTCACCCCAGGAGGTTCGCGTGTTGTGAATCTCCGGAAACGGATACGCCAGCCGGCGACCGCTCGGGAGTTCACAATAGAGGTAGTCGCCCTCGCAGAAGAAGGACACGCCGTTCGTGCTGTGGGTGCCGCCCTGGTCTACCGCGCGTATCGCAGCAGCTTCTACATCGCCCCACAGTTCCTTGACGCGCCAGAACTTCTCTCGATACGCCTTGACTACCTTGACGGCCGTGATGGCATCGGGATTCGCATCGGGGGCAAACTCGAACTCGTGGTTCTTACGATAGTGCCGCCCAGTTCCCACGCCACAGACTTCGCAGAAGTGGTCTTCAGGAATATCCACCCCACCCTGCTTACACGTCTCCACAAACTTCGCGGCACCCATCTGGTAGCCGAGTCCCAACACTGCAATTTTTCCAATGCCTCGTTCCACAGGGTGGTCGTGCTTATTGGTCTTGTATCGGTAGATGTCATCCGCCATGTAGCAGTAGATGTCGGCTCCACTACGAAAAACCTCCAAGGCGTCGAGGTCGCCGGCAATCCACAGCAGAACACGGGCCTCGATGGATGAATAGTCCGCAACGTATAGGACCTTCCCAGGCCCAGCGACGATGGCACCGCGTAGTCCATGTGACAGAGCCTCCATTGTGTTGCCGTAGGTGGCAGCGATAAGTTCCGCGTTGCGCGTCTTGAGGTTCGCCCACAGGCTGTCCTGCGTGCCCTCCTTCAGCGGGTGTCCCTTCTCTTGGTTCCCCTTCGGGAAGTTGTGCGGCTGAATGCCCGCACCGCTCCACCTACCAGTGCCAGCACCGTGATAGAGCAAACCCCCACGGACGCGATAGTCAGCGGGGTCCACCCAGTCAGCCATCTTGCCATACTTGGCTGTAGAGGAACGACCAAGGGCGCGCATAAGCTCAATGCCACGGCGAGCCTTAGGTGGGACCTCGATATCCCAACCAGGCAACTCTTCCCCATCAATTTCAGGAGCCTCACCATCGAGAATCGCATCGAGCGTCTCCTTCCGTGTGTTGTCGAGCACGAGCCCCTCTGTCTCCAGCCAGGCTCGCATCTGTGCGCGTTGCGTGGCCTTCTCGACCACCCCGCCCGTAAGCTCGAAGAGTTCAGCGTTCAGTTCAGCGGACTCGCCATCGACTAGGTAGAGTGCCGCTTGCACCGCGTCAGCATCCAACTGGAAGCCGCGCCGGTTGATGGTCTGGTCTAGGTGATACATGTCTAGCTCGTGCGCGCACAGGTCGGGGACGACTTCGCTGAGTGCTTCCTCGGCTAGCACGTCCTGCCGGCAGTAGGCCCACAGAGCCTCGAATATCTCCACCGACTCGTGCCACAGCCGGGGCATGTCGGGGACCGCGCCATCGCGGTAGCCGCGCCCCTCGCACCGCATACACCGCGACTCGTTCGCCTTCGGTAGTCCCTTCACCGTGTAGTCCTGCACTTTACCCGTGCCAGCGCAGGGGATGCAGGGTAGGTGGAGTCGCCGCCAGTTCCGCCAGTCGGTCTTGTTGGCTTTGCGCGGCTGACTCACCTTCGTCATCGAGCGCTGTTTGGACCCATCAAGGTCAAGAGCCGTGCGCAGTGCTGCATCGTCCTTGCGAGTGTCGAGCGATAGGGCTCGCGCAGCGTCCGCCAGTTTTCGCGGTAGTGAGTGTGCAGCCGCCTTCGCTGCGCTACAACGCCACTGCGTGCTTTTCGGCTGGGGCCAGTGGGGAAGACGATTGCTCCAAATGCATTGCTCGAACCATGCGTTGTGCGCTTCAAGGATACCGCCTTTCATCACCCACGAGAAGAATTCCGCTTGGTCGTCCCCGCACTCGGCTTCTGCGATGCCCAGGTGGGGGAATGCCGGGTGCCACAGGCCCGTGCGTCCCGCTTCCCAGTAGGGGAGACGATAGGCGAAGCACAACACTTCTGTTGTGGGGTCTACGGAGTATCGCCAGGTTCCGCTATTGCGAAGCGAGCAGGCGCTGCGTGTCTCGAAGTCCGTCGTTGCGCGCGCTTCCATACTTGCCTCCCTCCACAGATACCGAGATACCAGAACAGCCCCACGGCTACCTTCACCGAACGTAGAGACAGGCGGGGCGCAGAGTGGAGGACATACCCCCACGCTACGCGCCCGCCTTCACGGAGTCGCATCAGTCTGTGCTGCCCGGGAACAGAAGTATCGACGCCGGCTCGTATATCTCACGCCAGTCCAGCCACTCCTTGTAGCAGGCGACCACCACCTGGATAGGCCCCTCTTCCGGGTCGCGGTAGGCGCGCACCAAGCGCAGGATGCCCTCCGACTGGAGCACCACGCAGGCATGAGCCTCGTGCTCGATGCTGACCACCTTGTTCAGTTCAGCGTCGTAGTGGCGGACCACATACTTCTGACACGGCGGTATCTCCTTCGGCGCGAGCATCGGAGTGCCCGCACCGTCCTGTCCTGGTGGCACGTCGCTGGGGATATCAAATCTACTCATCGTCTGAATGTCTCCATAATCTTCTTGGCTCGGGACGCGCCGAGTCGCTTGGTGCCCTCTTTGTTGGGCACCGCTAGCTCCGACCACTCTGCCTCGGTCATGAGAAGCACCCGCTGTAGCTGGTCACGTAGGGCCAGGTCGGGTCCTACGAAGTCCTCCACAGCCTTAGATACTGCAAGACCTATGCCAGGCAGCGTCACAGTGAGCGCTTTCCGGAAGTCGCTAGCCGGCGTCAGCAGAGCACCGTCGAGGTCAGGCGCGTAGACCGCCAGGTGGCTCTTGTGCTCGTCTAGCGCCTTGTCAGTCCAGTAACGGTAGCACGCAGCGATGAACCGGAGGGTATCGCGCCGGCTCGTCGTGTGTCGCACCCAGCACCCACCCCTAGTCTGGATGTTGAGTATCTCCTGTTCAAAGGCCATCGCGTTAGGGACTCCAGCCATCGGCCGCGCCCGATTGCCCTTACCGCGAAAGGTCGTGGCTCGTCCCTTGTCGTCGGAGTGAAAGTCACCCTCGATAAGTAGGTATCGCCGGTCGAAGTCTCGACACAGTCCCAGTAGCTGATGTCCTTGGAAGCGTTTGGTGCGAAGCGACGTTGCAAGCTCACCTACTTTCTTCAGTTCGATGCCGATGAAGAGAAGGGTTTCCCCCTCCCCTCGACCGACAAACGCGATATCACCGAATTCCAGATGGGTCTTCTGGACGATGAACCCCATCTTCTCTAGGGGCGATACTAGCTCGTTGCTGCCCGTCGCGCCGTCTATCAGAATCATAGTCGTGCTCCCACCTAATCCACCCTTCAGGTATGGCGAACATCCGGCGCGGGTGTCGGTTCTCGAACCGAATCTGCGCAACCATTGCAGCCTCGCGTATCTCCGTAGGCGTTAGCTTCGCCTGCTCGATAGCGGCGTAGAGTGCGTCCACCACCTGCTTGAACAGCGGGTCGTGGTAGTAGCGGTCGTGCGGGCTCATCACGTCTCCTTTCGAGCATTCGCCACCCAGAGCATCGCCGTCTCTAGGTTCGTCGCCGCAACAGCCATCGCTCGCGGGTCGCACCACTCGGGATGTGCCTTGAGCGCGTTCAGGGCGTCAAGGTGTATCTGCATCGCCGTGAGAAGCTCCAGCCACTTTGCTTCGTCCATTACAGCCCCCAGTCTTCGGGCGACGAGTCCGGATACAGCAGCATCGCCAGGGTGAGGAAGTCCAAGTCTGCGAACTCCTTGCCCATCAGGTCAACGGCGTTACCTAGCCGGCACTTCTCCAGTATCTTCACCTTGAAGGCGCGGTCTTCGTCGTCCCATCGGTGCTCCAGATTGACTTGGACAAGCTCTGTTACTTCCTTCTGTCCGCGCGGCTTCATGACACCCGTGAAACCCATCTGCGGGGCACCAGTCTGGCGAGACACTCCGGTCACGCCCCAGGTATCCTTGAGCCCTCGAATGAGCCCCAGGTTCATGCCAGCGGCCTCAGCCTGCACGATGAGCCCTCGATACTGCATGTTCAGTTCGTAGAAGTTCTTCGGCGTCGGAGAGTCCACTTCATCGTGGGCATACCGGAGCGTCTCCCACAGGATGTCCTCCTTGTCGATAACGGCAGTGCGCGCGAGGTTCAGCGCAATCGGCCACGCTTCCTCGAACCCCTGCATGACTTCGATGGCGCGCGCTACTCGCTGCTCGCGTGGCAGTCGCCCGTAGTCGAGCTTCTTCGACAGGTCGATGACGCGGATATCCTTCTCTTTGAAGAGAGGGTTATCCGACAGGCCCTTCAACCCACCCGGGTCGAAGAGGAAGTAGGCGATAGGGTCGGGGGCCGTCAGCCAGAAGTGGGTTTTGCCCGCCCCGCCGATGCCCTGTGATGACGCGATGATGCTGCGTGTCTCGTCCGCGCCTAGCTGTGCGAATGCTCCCCAGTCTGCTGTTGTCATGTGACTCCTTAGCTGATGAAAACGTCGATGCGTTGTTCGGTTGAGAGAATGAACTTCCACTTGAAGGCATAGCGGGAGTCCGGATATTCCGCCTTGGTGATAGACTCGCCCTCGGTGCCGAAGTGGTCCTGCAGGAACGCGAGAAGCGCGTGAGGGTCGTTGCCCTGCTCCACGTCCATTGCGAGGAAGTAGAGGTCGAGGTCCTTGTCGCTCTTGCCCAGGTTGAGCACGCCGCCGCCGAGTGCAACGTGGTAGCCGAATGGTCGCACCGCTTCCTGAATGTCTCGAACAACCGCTACTCCCTCATCGAGCGTCCACATGTTGTGCATCACACCCTCCTATTCAGTTGGAACCCGGTGGCATCGCTTGCAGCAGACGACCCCGCCTAGTGTCTGCCACTCGTGCTTCAGTTGAGCGCACGCACGGTCTAGGCGTCTCTGCTCTGCCCATGAGTAGCCGAGAACCGCAGCGGTCGGTCCCATCATTAAGCCGGCGATAGCAGCGAGCAGTAGTAGCAGACTCATACGTCCATGCCCTTCTTCCGCGCGTGGCGGATGATGATTGCCCAGTTGTCGATAAGCTCGCGCGCCGTGAACGTGATGTCCCACATGAGTAGCAGTGGCCCACTCGGTAGCACGCCGAAGCCAGGGACCTCCGCTGGCGTCCACTGCCCGTGCCCGTTGATGAACAGCGCGACCAGCCTCGCGTGCTGCATCTTGAGCGGGAACCCGTAGCACAACATCTGACAGAACCACTTGTCGAACTTCTTCTGCTGCAGCCCGCCGCCGATGGTCATGCGCGTAGACTTGAACTCCCCTAGTCGCGTTTCCTCTTCGTAGAAGAAGTGGTCAGGCGAGAAGATGATGGAGCGCGGAGTGCCTACCGGAACGATGAGTCCTTCAGCGGTCGCTGCGAATTCGCCAGGCCGCGTGCTCGAACCCGTCATGCGCCGCGCGAGGTTGGCAGCGATAGACTCTTCGAGCGCTTCCTCGAAGGACGACCCATACTCCATCGCTACGACATCTGGCCCGCCAGGCTTCCCGAACCGCTTGGGGTCGAGGTCCTTGTAGAGGCTGTTGTAGATGTCGGACATGTGCAGGCCCGGGGTGCGCACATACCCCTCGGTCGGTGCGCCTATCTCCAGTCCGTGGTCTACTACTGGCGTCAGAATCATCGGGCTCCTTTACGAATGCGGTGGCGGCGCGCGTGCTGGGCGTCCCCTCTGTGACCTACTGGGATGAAGCTGCAGCCACCCCTATCAACAATCACGGTAAACGTCTGTTCCAGATTCTTGCGCGCCGCCTTGTCGGTGGGGTGCGCGGAGCGGTGGACAACCGCCCCTCAGAGCGCCGACCCGCGCTCCTATGCACCCAAGTTGTGGCCGATGCCCCAGTGAAGGGGTTGACCGTCATGACGGCCTATCGTCGGACCCGCGATAACCCCAGGACCTAGCGGGGCTCTAGCTCGAATGGTGGACCGCCTCTCTTCGGCCCTCGCTTTGATTCCGATTCGCGCCTGCCCTTATCCCGAAGGAGGTTGGCTTCGTGTCGGTTCGCCGGGTATTAGCCCGCATGGTCGGTGTATCGCCCCGTCACCATGATAGCGCTGGATGCAAGACCCACCCAGTAGCCTACCGCCACAAGTGTTGAAGGGTTCCGGTGCGGCTCAGTTCCCCCTATAATCACGTCCATAGGTGATGACGGATGCCGAGTTGTTGTAGCAGGTGCAATCCACCCTGCTGCGCGACGGAGGTTCCGATGTAGCCACACTGTCTACTGGGCGTCCCTCCGCGCGAGTGCGTAGGCGCTACCTCAGACTGCGAGGTTGATAACGCCCTTCTTGTCCTCGACGTTGACGACCCACCCGCTCTGACGCGAGAGGAATTCGTCGGTGACGATGACCTTGCGGATAGCGTCCCGCTCGGCCGGTTCGAGGTTCTCCGCAACCGACTGCTTCACCACGAGCGAAGGCAGCGACGTGCGCGCGAGCACGTTATCCTTCGCGTTGGCGAGCAAGGTCAGCAGCATTGACTCTGCCTGCGTGAACAACGCATCGCTGTCCACTTCGGCTGGCTTCGTCGCCGGCTTGGTAGCCGTCTTCGTAGCCGCCTTGGTCGCCGGCTTGGCCGCTGCCGTCTTCGCAGCAGGAGCCGCCACGGGCGCTTCGCCCAACAACGACGTGACAATGAGTCGGTCGTGGTTGTAGGACTTGGACTTGTCCTTCTTGTCCTTGCGCTTGCCCGCCGTCATGATGTCGGCGTCCGTGTAGGTCCGCGTGCCCGCCTGGTAGCTGCCTGCCTTCAGGTTCAGCGCCTTGCGTCCGCTCGCCATCTGCTTCGCCACATCCGGCTCCTTGCCGAACACGACGCGGCGTCCGAAGAGGTTCTCGAAGTTCCGGAGGTTGCCCGCCAGGACCTCTTCCTCAGGGATGCCAGCCTCGACCAACGACGCCAAGAAGCGCTCTGCGTTCGAGCCCTTGGCGATGAGGTCGCCTTCCTTGTCCGATTCGAGCGTCAAGCCATCTTCGCTGATGCCCTGTCCGTCTTTCGGGTAGAGGAAGCCGGCTTCGAGGAACTGAGGCACCGGCTCAGTCGCTCCGTCCGCCAGGGTGTCAACCACGAGAGAGAACGTGGAATACGCCTTCGGCGTGCCCTTGTTCCACTCCGTTGCCTCGAAGCGCAGTGCCGCGATGCTGCCCGGGGTGTTGTTGAGGTATCCGCCGCCCGCCGACTTGAAACGTCCTTCAAATGCCATTCACTGTCCTCCTGTTAGGTCAATCAAAGTGCCTATACAGATATACCTGCATAAGCCGTGCCAACTTACCCGCCCGCCTACTTGGGCTCCGCGAGCCCGATGTCGTCGTCCTTCTCTGCCTTCCGGTGGTCCTTGTCCGCCGTATAACTACCTGCAAGAATCAGGCCGGACTTCTTGTCGTTCGTCCAGGTCGGGGAGATATACAGGGTGCTCGGTAGCCCCCACGCCCTGACCTTGTCCGGTTCGAGCCGCGTCAACGAGAGTCCGTCCTTCCGTGGTCGCCCTGCAGCCTTCACCTGAAACTGCACCTGGTCGGCTGCGCCCTGCCAGTGCTTCGCGCCCCTCATGGTCCTACGCCCGCCCTTCTCGGTGCGTATCTTCGCGTGCTTGATAGGTATCGCCGTGGCTACCGGGTCCGTGAGGTTCATGAGCCGCTTGATACCCTTGATGCCCTGGTTCGCTTCGGCGTTGCTGTTCTCGTCCCCGATGTTGAGACAGGGGGTCGCCGTGTCGAAGAAGATAGCATGAGGCTTGATGGCCTGCACATACTCGCCGGCTACGGCCTCCCAATCCTCCGTCCCAAGCACGTCCGCCGCCACCCAGAAGTTGGTGTGCAGCATTCCCAGGTCTGGCTCCTTCTTGTTGGCGCGGGTGAGCCCCTGGAAGGCCCGCCGCAGATACTTGTTCCGGTCCTGACTGCTGTTCTCGTTGTCGAAGTAGAGCACTCGCTTGGGCTCGCCAGCGGGCACCAGGCCCGATAGCGCCGGACTCCCGCTCGCTATCGCCATGCCTATCGCCATGCACAGCAGTGACTTCCCCGCCCCCGGCTCGCCGGCCAAGCACACCATCGTGCCCTGCAGCCACAGGTTGGGCACGAGCCATTGCGGGTTCTCTTCTTCCGACGTTAGGATGTCCACGATTGGATTCTCGATGTCCTCAAGCTCCATGTCCCCTCATGTCCTGCCTCCCTCGGAAACTAACCGAGTTTTTTCCTCGGTTTTTAATTCTCGTTTAGAATCAACGCTTTAGCGAAACGGAAAACCCCCACTACCTAGTAAGGTAGTTATCAGGATTATTCGCCATCTATCAGGTTCGTCTCCCACATGCGGCGGCGATACAGGTCCCACGCCGCTGCGTAGGACTTCAGTGCGGCTTCCTCTTCAGGGGCCAGGCACTGGGGAGGACACTCAGCGGCATTCGGCCACTGGGCGTAGAAGGTGCCCGGGGTGTAGCCGCGCGCTCGATGCGGGCCACTGTGCCCCCGCGCCTGTGTGCAGGCCAGCCAGGAGCCGCTCGGTATCGGGCACTGCTGCTCGCAACACGGAACCGCACGCGGTGTGCCAGCGACGTTCTCCGGGTCGGGTGAGCCTACGTCATACATGGGGTTGTGCTCCTTGAAAAAAGGGACCTAACCAGTGTCTCACGGTCCATACAGTTTTGTTCCCCGCTTAATGTGGTAGAGGACAACGAGTGTCCTCCACCATTAGTAGCGGTGTGTCCCCTACAGTCTCTTCAGGTTCTCAGGCAGCGAGCCGTGGTAAGACGGCTTGTCCCCGCTCGTGTTGAGCACCCAGACAAACTCCCGGCCCGTCACGCCGAACTGCGGCGCGTCAGCGGGTCGCGGGATGACGTGTCCGCGCCAGCCAGTGTTCGAGGATATGGCCGTCCGGTGGCCGATATACTCCACGAGCACCCCCCAGTCGAGCGGCTTGATGGGGGTGGGTAGCGGCTCCCACGGTGCCGGTCCACAGGTATTGATGTCGTTCAGGGCCTGCACAGCCGCCTGCACCTGCACCTTCACGGCAGCTTTCGCGTCTTCACGCGCCAGCCGCTGTTCGAGCTTCTCAATGCGCGCGAGCATCCCTGTCTCCAGCCCGTCACGGTGGCCGTTCGTCTTCTCCAGGTCCGTCACGCGGCGAATCACCCGGTCGAGAGTCGTGCCTACGTGGTCGATGCGCTCGGCCAGCTTCGAGTCTACCTTCTCGGCAGTGATGGCTACCTGCGAGATACTCGCCGTTGCCGCATCCATGCTGCGCCTCTGGTCGGCGTAGACGCTATCCACTCCCGCCTTGACGGCCGATACCTGCACGGTCAGCGAGCGCTGGATAGCCTTGAGCACGCCTATCTCCCTGTCCTGCTCGGTGAGGACCTTGGTCGCCAGCTTCAGGTTGGCATGGGCCTGCTCGACATCCTTCATGAGCACGGGCACTTGTGCGAGCGTTTCGCTAACAGTCATCTATTCCCCTCCTTCGGTAGTCGCACAGCCACGACGTTGTGCGTAAGTGGTTCGAGCAGGCCAATAATGGCCGCGTTGTCGAGCCTGCCCTCGGCAGTCACGGTCCCATCATCGGCTACAGAGTAAAAGAATGTGAGGTCGTCGGGGTGGTCCCCCATCCACGCCAGCCGCTTGTCGCTGATGACGTAGCGCGCATACTTCGCTTGCTTTCCGATGACGCTAACGGTGTATGGGCGCTCGCCGTGTAGGCGCGCGTGCTCGGCCTCCGCTGCGTCCCCGACGACGATGCCCATCATCGGAGAGAAAGGTCGGCGAATATCTCGCCCCCTTCCCTCCAAGATAGCGCGGCGAACGATGGTCACGCTGTCACCGCGAGGTAGATGATGGCGAGCGTAGCCGTGACGAGCCAGAAGAACCCGTAGGCGCGTTGCCGGCGAAGGTGCGTGGTCGCGTGGGACAGTGCCCGCAGCACCTGCGTGTGGTGCGTGAGAATCTCGCTCAGGTCCTTGTCCCCGATGCCTCGAACGAAAGTTGACTTCTTCATGTGTGTGTCCTCTCCAGTGAACAGCCAGTTACTAGCTAGTTACTTACTCTGCAAGCTGCGTGCCGATGATGGCCGCAGCCCGTCGTGCCGTCTCGCGCTGCCCGCTGCAGTAGCCGGGATACTCCCGCCCGGGGGTGTTTGCGTTCGGGCTGCTGCTCTTGATGAGCTTGGCGAGAATGGGATGGCCCGCCCCCTGCGCCCGCGCCTGCTCCTTCTTCGAGCCCGCGCCCACCTTCAGGAGCGCGAGCACCGCGACTATCGCCGCGTTGAACCGCTGTTGAACCCTACCTAGTCCCGCCATTTAGACGACCTCCTGTGCGGTAAACGTGAACGGCTTCATCGCTGCGCGCCCGCCCTGACCCCTGTCGAAGGCCAGGATGAAAGCCGTTGCCTCAGCCGGCAGCAGAAGCTGCCGCCGATACTTGTCCTTGACGATGCTACCCGCGAAGATAGTATCGCTGCCGACAGCGATGTTCTTACGCCGCAGCTTACGCTTGGCCGCGAGCGCAACCGGGCAGAAGCTGCAGCTTCGCTGCACGCCGCTGTTGATGTCCGCCTGCGTGACGGTGATAACGACCGGCTTGAATCCGTTAGGATGTTGCATCGGGTGCCTCCCCCTGGTTCTTCTTCGCCAGTATCCGCTGGCGTCGGCTCAGGCCCTGCTTGGCCCGGTCCCGGCAGATGCCCTCCCACCGCGTGACCATGCGCCGTGACGCAAAGGCCCCATCGGGGTTGACGACCGTGCGGAACTTCTCAAGGTCCCGCTGGCCCGCTTCCCTGTTGGAAAGCTGCTCATACTTGGTAGCCGCAGCTACCGCTTCCGTGCGCATGGCGAGCCCGATAGCCGCCAGCGGTAGACCCTCATACTTGTTCTGTCTGCTCATGCCTTCTCCCCTGCTATGGTGGCGAATATCTCGTCCACCGATATGTCTACGGTCTTCCCCTTGAGTGTCACCGACAGGAACCCCCACTGGTCGAGTGGGATGCGCAGCCGCGCTCGTGTGGTCTGCAGTCCCGTGGGGTTATCCTTCCCCTGCGCGAAGGCTCGAACGTCTGCCAGGGGCAGCGCCAGCACCGCGAGGATAGCCTGTCGCCTAGTCAAGGGCGTCAAGGTCTGGGTCCTCTGCACGCATGTTGGCATATGCCGTTTCGTCTTCACTGGTCACGCCACCGCGCGGAGCGATGCCGCCTATCGAAGACCCCCGCGTGCTGTGGTGCTGTCCCGGCCAGTGCATCAGCACTCCCGCCCAGGTCGCCGCCGCGTTGCCATGTCGGAGCACGCCGAGTGCGCCCGCTGGTGCCATGACTAACTTCATCCGCTGGTCCCGTGTCAGTGTCTTTACTTCACTCATGGTCCGTCTTCTCCCCTGCAAAAGTAGCATTGAAATTCTGGGTCCTCTGGGTCGTCTACGACGGGCGTCACTGGCTCGCTCGCCCGCCCGAAGAAGCACATAACATCGCCCGCTTCGAGCTTGGGCCGGTGTCGGTCGCACGACTGGAACGTGTAGTCCTCCGGTCCAGCCTCGAACTGCAGCGTGCGCTCGCACGTTACTAGCTCACTTGCCACTCGTGTATCCTCCCACAAAGCACTCTTCACTCTCCGACCACACGCTGACGGCGACGATGGTATCCCGTGGGTCAGCGAGCAGCGCCTGTGCCTCTTCTGCAATATCCGCGCCATGCTGCGTGCTGCCGGCGAGAACCTCGCTGGTGCTGGTCCCCTTCTTCCGTGGGTGGGGCCTGCAGACGACCAGCTTGTAGGGGCCTCGATGCCGGTCCCAGAAGGGTAGACTCATCGCCCCTTCTCCAGGTCGAAGCCGCACAGCGGGCACTCGTGCTGCGCCTGCTTCGAGAACCAGCGTTCGCACATGCCGCAATACCAGTGGGCTATACGTTTCTTCACAGTAACTCTCCCATCTGCTGTATCCGGCCTTCGAGGTCTTCGATGCGTGCCGCCGCCCCCGCTTCCCCCTGCTCGCGCGCTAGGACGGCCCGTAGCACGTCCAGGGTTCCGTTTGCAGAGCCGTGGCGGTTCAGCCGCTCGATGGTCGCCTGCGCCAGGCTGAGGGCCTCCACGACGGTCACAGTGGAGACTGGTTCGGCCCGCAGGGCGTCGTAAGTCAACGCCGGGATATCTCTGTCGCTCATGGCAAGTCCCCTTCAAGCTCCCACAGCTTCTCAAGGTCGTCTCGATTCTGCAGGAACAGTTCATCCGTCCGGTCCACGAAGAAGTCGCGCGTTGTCCTCGATATGTTACGTGTCCCCTTTCCGAGACACCCGCTGCACTGGGGCGGGTCGCGGTCGGGGTCCAGGCCCGCTATCGCAATGTAGCCGTTGCCGCCGCAGCCCGGGCAGTCCACCGCTTCGAGCCGGTCGCGGAGGTCAGCGATGCGCGCCTCCAGGTCCGCCAGGGCCTCGCGCTCTGCGTGCGGGTTGTAGCCGCACCGTGGGCAATCGTGCTGCCCGTCGTCCTCGTCCTCCATCACGCGAAAGTGTCGTCTGCAGTGTGAGCAAGTCGCCATCAGTAAAACCCTCCGGTCACGGGACGCACCCGCATGGTCACGGGTTTGATTCTGTCATCCTTTGTGGTCAATTCGCTGGTCACGCAGTCCTTACATGCAATCGCCGCGCCATTGCGCCTCAGCCTCGACAGGCCCGCCTGCGTTTGCGTGATGTCCTTCGAGCACAGGGTGCAGCGGAAGCTGGCTGCATGGACATAGGCGAGCGTGCCCCATTCTGGCCCTGCCTTCGTGTCGTATATGTGCCAGACGTTTGCGGGCACAGGTCGAAGCCTCCGACCATCGAGCGTGATGTCCCCTTTTGTGGGCGCGGGTGTCACCACGAACCAATGGTCTTTTCGGTCGGCGCGGTAGTCCCTCATACGGCGCTCACCGTGTAGGTGCGCAACAGGCGCGCATAGGTGCGCCGGAAGGGCTCGCCATGCGAAGTCCCCCGCATCTTGCGTGGCTTGCGGTCGTTCAGGACGTGTGCGCACTCATGGAGCACGCTATCGAGCTTAATGCGCCGCTGGCTGTCGCAGGAGAGGTAGATTGCGCGCGTCCCCCAGGCCCAGGAGCCTCGAATACGCTTCGCTTGGATGTGGACCTTAGGCCCCACTATCTCGCGCGCTATATCGAGCGCTACGGCCTCAGGGAACTTGCGTTGCGCCAGGCATAGGTGCGCCAGGTCGCCGTGGCTGTTCAGCCAGCGGACCACGTTCGTGTAGTCCAGTGCGCTCACAGCCCTAGCCCCAACTGCACGGAGGTATCGGGCGCAGTCTCCGCGACGGGTATCACGACCTCGAAAGGCTCGCCATAGTCGATGGAGCGCTTCATGCTCCCGACCTTGCCCATGTCTGCACCGTGGTCGCGCAGGCTCGCCTCGGCCAGCTTCAGGTCCGCGCCGGTCCCGTGGTAGCGGATAGCGCGCGGCTCGTTCGGATGTATCTCGAACTGGGGGAACGACTGCAGTGCCTGCAGCGCCAGGGCCGGCGAGTGCCAGAGTATGCAGATGGTGGCGCTGTAGTCGCCCCAGAAGTGGTGCTGCAACTGCCCCTTGCCGATGATGCCTGCACGCATGCTACTCTCCCTGCGCGGCAATGCGCGCCTTTTCCGCCTGCACTCGCGCGGTCAGGGCCTCGACTGCGCCCATGTAGTCACGCGCCTTGAAGGTGAGCCCCGTATGTCGCGCCGCCGCCGCCATCATAGCCTTCGGCGTATAGGCCCGGTTCGGTCGCATGCCCGTCGCGGCATACATGCGGAGGCCACTGGCGAGCACCGCCATAGCGAACACGTCTACGGCCCCCGGTCCACTGAACGAGCGCGCATTGCCCTGTTCGTCGTATGTGATGTTGTCCATGCTACTCTCCCCAGATGATGATGTTCATACCTGCGAGGGGTCCTGCACAAGCTGTGCCGCCGCGCGCCGCAGCCGATACGCCGTGCGCGCCTCCACGAACGCATCGAGCACCGCCCGGTCCCTGTCCGTCAGCCCCAGGCAGAAGGTCGAGCGAAACTGTGCAATCTCTGCATCGTCCGAGTAGGGCGACACTGCCCAATTCTGCACATGCCCGTTGCCGTCGATGTAGAGCACCCGCACCATGCTGTAGGTAGACGCCTTTGGCTTGTTCCAGGGCTTGTTCCAGAATTCAACCGGCCGCTTAGGGTCGGTCGTCTGGCTCACCACGCGCTGCCCATTCTTGTTCGTCTCAATCCAGACGCGCTTCTTGCAGCGTAGGATGCGCCCATACGGGTAGTCCGCGATGATATACGCCGTTTCAGGGCTCGTGTGGCCGCTCAGCACCGTGATACCTGTCGGAAATTCCATCGTCTACTTCTCCAGCGCTAACAGTAGCGCAATCTGTCTGTCTCGAAGTCTCGCCATCCGCTTCGACATCTCATCCTGCACAGCCTGTGCCAAGTCAATCATGCTCTCGACCGCATGTAATTGCGACTTCAGCGCCAGGCGCAGCGCAGCATCGACCTCGGCGGGTGACGGTTGATTGTCCACCTTAGGCTCCAACAGTGTCCCCCTCGTATGTGTCGAGTGCCTCGATTGACGCCTCCAGATTGCGCGCCGACGTTTCGAGCCTGTTTGCACTCTCGCGCGCATCCGCTATCTGGCGCAGCTTCGCGCGCTGCGTCGTGCGCACCAGGCGCAATTGCCTCTCCAGATAGCTTCGTGTCGCTGTTCGTTCCTGTGCTGTCATGTCTCCCCCTCACCACATTGGCGCAGTGCGGCGTAGTTCCCACTGCGCATCCTCGCTCGCACGTTCCCACAACCGCCATTGGTCAGGGAGTGGCGCGTCTATCGCCTCGAAGTCGCGTTGCATCGCCGCCCACAAGTTGATGATGCCTTGCAGGTTCTTGGCTCGCTGTAGCCGCGTGAGCCTCCCCCGATACAGCGTGCAGAGTTTCTGAGCCTTTGCGTAGTCCACTATCTACCTCCCCCGGTCCAATCCCGGTCCCCGGTCCCGTGTGCAAGCGGGATGCCAGGCAGGTTCACGGCATTGCACACCTGCCCGTAACTGCCCGCAGCTTCCGCATAGCGCACGCTACTGTTCATCACTGCGCGCCACTTGCCGTCGCTGCCGGCCGTTGCACCCGCTTGCACCTACTTGCACACTCTGTCTTGTCGTCGCACGTCATGACAAGGTGCATACGCCGTGCCAGTGCAGTTCTGTGCAGGCCCGCTCGCCGGCCGCGCCAAAGTGTGCAATACCACGCAGAGCCTCGAAAGTCTAGTGCCGAACTGTGCAATGTCAGAATTTCTGGAGGACAGCGAGTGTCCACTATTGGGGAATGTCCTTTAGAATCAACAAGTTAGCGTTTGGCATAGCGCCTGCAGTATCTGTCAGCATGGCAACGCTACAATCAATCAAGGCGCTACATGTTGGTGATACGGTAACGCTATTCGGACAGACCTTGACCGTAACCGCGAGTGTGGACCTTGACGGTAAAGGCGTTGTAATTGCGCGAAAGGATAACCGCGTATACGCAAGGCGCGTCTACTTTGTTGAGCGTATCGGCGGGTATCGTAGCCGATGGTATAGGCTGGAGGCATAATGGTAACGCGCACCCTTTACACAATTGCACTCGTCGGTCTGTTCGGTTCGGTCAATGTTAGCGCGCAAGAGATAGCCGCAACAATTGCGGATATCCTCGCGCTACTTTCCTGAGGTATCAATCAATGAATAACGAAGTTTACATCCTGCCGAAGGCGCTATCATCGGACGATAATTGCCCGCCGTTCGTGGCAGACGTTCAAACGCCTGCGTTTTACGCTGCAGACGATAGGCGCGCGCGTTGCGTCGTTTGCGCGTTGCCTGTAGAGCCTGCAGAATTCAACGTCTGCAAGGCGCACGCTGGCGTTACCTCGGCCGAATTCGGCGCAGCGCTGAAGGATAACCGATAATGCGCGCCTACATGCTACATACTGAAAGCCTGCCGAACCTTTCCGCAATCGTCGCGCGCTATTTCAAAGGCGCTACCATCTTGCACGGTCTAGGCCTGTATATCGGGCAATTGGAGTCTAGCGCTACCGTCCTGATATACGCGGACGCAAACGCAGAGCATACCTCGATTGCGGCACTTGCGGACGCTATCGTGCGCGAGAATCGGCAAGATTGCGTGCTAGTCTCTGTCGCGCCAGTAACGCTCTACACTGCCACGCATGCCGGCCTCACAAAGGTAGCGCAGTGAAACGCGCGCCTAGACTCAAGTTTGACGCGCATAAATTGCGCTCGAACATTGCGCACGTTTATAGCCTTGCAACGCGCGAGGATATCGACAAGGGTTCGCAATGGTATCCACTCGCGCATAACATCGTCCGCGAGTGGGCAGATACATACGGCCGTTCTATCGGTAACGTAGCCTGCGTTGTTGCGGCCCTTAGTCCGCAAAATGAGTGGACGCGCAACCTACTGCAGGCGTCCGATATCCTCGCCGGCAATCGTCCTACCATTGGAGGTATAGAAACCAATATCCGCAAGGCGCAGGCGATAGCAAACGACCTTGCGACCGATACCCTTGCATACTTTCCAAGTGGGTATAAGGTTCGGTCTTTTGCCTGCAATCTAGCAGGCGATAGCGCTATCGTGACATGTGATACGCACGCCTTGCAGATTGCGCTAGGTTCGCCACTCGCGCGCGTTACCTTTCGCAATTGGTCACAATACGCAGAGGTAGCAAACGCCTATCAGGATGTAGCCGCAATGATGGGCCTCGAACCTAGCACGTTACAGGCTACGACGTGGATAACGTGGAAGCGTATTTATCCTCCGGAGGATAAACGCGCACTAATCCACCAAAGCAAGATAGCGCGCACGCAAAAAGGCGCGCGAAGGAAAGGCAGATAACATGAAAGGCAAACGCGCTACCGTCCTAGGTTCGGGTATGAGTGCTGCAGCGTTAGCAGCCGATACCGAACAATCGGATATTGAATACATCATTGAAAGGCAACGCAAGGCGCGCGAGGATAGCGCGCGCAAGGCAACGCGCAAACGATACGACTACGTTTCGGCTATCTCCGCGTATGAATCCGGAGAGTTAGACGATAGCGCCACAATCGAGCTTTTCGATTATCTGCTACGTTCCGGCGTGATATACGCCTTGCAAGGTTCTTATCAGCGTATGGCGCAGGCTCTAATCGACGCTGGCGAGATAGGCCACAATGCGCGCTAGGCCTAACGCCGAACCTTTGGCGCGCGATATCTCGGCCGAACCTTTGCGCCGATACGATGATACGCGCGCACGCGATAAGGCGCGCATCATTGGAGTAGCGCTAGACTTGCTCGAACAATCGGCAGTAGACGCAACAAAGGGCTATACCGCGCCTGCATACTCGTTTATTGCAGGCTCTGCAGATATCTCCGTCGATAGGTTCTCGAACGACTACGACGCGCGCGCCAACTATATCCGCGCCTTGCTAGCCGATATCCGCTCGAACCTGCTACCGTTCTGAGGTAACGCAATGGACCCACAAACGACGCGCGAGGATATCGCTGCAGGCGAGTGGACGATAGAGTGCGAAGTATGTGATACGACTACCGTAGTCGTCTGCAGACATGAACCTAATCAATGCCCCAACTGCGGCAGCGTTTTCGGGCATGAAGTAACGCCCGGGCGTATCGACTAACATCCTGCCAACTGGCGCGCTAGGCTACGGTCTGGCGCGCTATCCTTTCCCTACCCTACCCGATACCCTACCCGATACGCTCGAACGTCCTAGCAGGCGCAGGCGCGTTACCTCGCGCGTTAGCAGGCGCGTTAGCAGGCGCAGGCGCTAGGCTCTGCTCTACTGCTTACGCTCGAACGTGGCGCAGTATATAGTCCCTTGCGTTACTTACCTACTGACTAGGACGCTAGGCACCGCCGCACCCTGCCAACTGCGCGCCTGAATAGTCCCCCCTGCCATATGCCAATCGGCTAGTATTGCGGTTAATATAGCGGTTAATTAAACGGCTAGTATCTAGGCCAAGTATCTGCAGGGTATTAGGCTGTGCCAACACTAGCTGGCATGAGGCAAGGCGGGCTCGAAGATAGTGTGCAATCCGGCCCGAATGCGTGCAAGTGCGTGCAGTTCCGTGCAGCAAGGGGGGGGGGACCCCCGCGAGCGATGGCCCTGGCCCCCCGGGGGCGGTGTCTGCGCAAAATTTTTGCAGAATTCGTCCCCTTAGGAGGACAATAGGCGGCGGGCTATGGGCGCGGGCACCGCCAATAGGCGCGGGCCTATCGACAGGAAGTGCTTGCGTTCGCACAGCAGCAGATGCTTGTGCTTACCCAGGCGGGGAAATGCCCAGCGAATCGCCGGCTAGGTGGGCAGAGGTCCGGAGTCGCGCGGCTCCCGGGCATGGACATGTCGGTCGCCGCTAGGGTGCAGGTATGAGCAGTATTGGATACTCCGAATAATGCATTACCTACTCTACTAGTAGGGGGGTATTTCGGTTACTGTAAAGTGTTGATTCTAAACACAATCAATTAACCGCGTGGAAAACTCGGTTAGTTTCCGCGCCCGGGTTTGGCCGATGTCTTGGCCGATGTTCTGAAGCGAATAGAGGGCAGTTTTCGCTTCAATCGGCGCAGCAGGGCGAGCCCCACCGTCCATTTGAGCAGGACGTAGAGGCTGGCCCAGGCCATAAACCAGTAGTCGGGCGGGTTCACAGGCCCATCATCCGCTTGTTCAGGGCCTTGAGGGTCGGGACGCCGGCACTGAAGAGGGTGCGGGTCAGGGCACCGTTCGGACAGAGCCACCAGCGGTAGCCGACCAGCAGGTGGGTGCAGATGAAGCATTCGCCGCAGTGGGAGCAGCGATAGGGGTAGCAGCCTGCCTCGGTCACTTCGTGGAGGGTGCAGACTTTGACTCCCTGGAGCCGCGTGATGAATCGGAACAGACTGAGCATGAATGAATCTCCACAAGGGTTGCGAGGTCAGTGTCGGCAGCGCCGGCCGGCTTGCAGTCGCTGATAGTTCGACCGCAGCCGGGGCAGTAGAAGCAGAGCCATCTTGGGTTCATGTAAGTATACTTGCATAATCCGTGCCAACCTGCCAGAATACTAACGGGGGTAGGGAGTGGCATCTAAGACTGCAGGCGGAAGCCGCAAATCTCATAAGTCGCGCAAAACACAGGTGGTAGAGCCGGTCAATCCGGAGTCCTCTCCGCTCGTGGGCAGTGGCCCCTCCTTCACTGGCCTGGCGACACAAGGTGCTACACCTACCCCTCCCTCCAATCCGCTCGCCGCGCTCTTGAAAAAGGGTGACGGCGAAGGCAAGGCAGATACCGGCATCCCGGCCGAAGACCCCACCAAGCAATGGTGGAGACGAGCGCCAGACTCGAAGACTCGGAAGGTAGCCGAGAAGATATTCGTGCTACGCGCTGCCGGCCACGACTTCGCGGAGATTGCGAAGAAGCTGAAGTCTACGGAAGCGACGATGCGCCAAGCGGTGTTCGTGGCGCGCAAGAACGGCTGGGTCGATGACCAGGACGAGCCGGTAGACACAGAATTCGAGATGGCGATGACGGTGGACCGTAAGGTAGTCCGCAACATCAACGCCGCTCTTGACGGCCAGATGACCAACTGGCAAACACATGAAATGACCATCGCTGCGGCGAAAGGCAGGGGGCACTTCAAGTCGCACGAGGTAAGCAAGAATGAAGGAGCCACTGGCCTCCAAGTCGTCGCTATTCAGGTGGTCATGCCCTCCCTCGGAGCCGGCGACCAGATGCCCAACGTGCAGGAGGACCAGATGGGGGGCGAGCCTCTCTACCTCGAAGGAGACGTGGAGACAGATAATCCTGGGCCAAGTGCGACTGTTTCAGTTACTCGTGGTGCAGGTGCTTCTTAGCGCCCTGCTATTCTGTTTTCCCATCTTCGTCGTCATGGTATCTATCCGCGTGCTCGAAGGGCTCGCCTACATCATCTGGTGGGGGCAGTCGCTGTGGACGCCGGGGGTGTGACATGGATAGCGAAGCGAACCCGGAGCACATCGACTTTCGCGTAGAGGGCCTGTGGAAGGACATACCGCCACCGCAACCCATCTACCCGTGGGAGCTTTCGTTCAACGACAAGAAGTTTCTGCGCTCGCTCAAGATTAACCCAGAGGGATAACCGTGGCGTCACAAGTTCGTCTCCCGCCTGGATGCGGCCGGCTACTCGAAGAACCGCTGCTCTACAACGAGTATCAGCAGCGTTTCATTCGTGCGCGCCGGATGCGCTTCTGCTTGAACTGCAAGACCACAGGCAGCATGGACGAGATGGGGCGGTTCGTGTGCGCGAAATGCGCGAAGGACCACAGCGGTCGCTGGGGCAACCTGACTGCGCCACGCATGTTCGACAACTTCCTGCTGCTCGCCGGTCGCGGTGGCGGCAAGACGCTCGTCGGTGCTCATGCGGTGCGCGAAGAGTTGATGATACCCGGAGCGCTCTGGTGGGTCATGGGCGCGAACTACAAGCTGCTGTGGGACTCGACGTTCCCCACCTTGGTTGGGCTCATCGCGCCGCAATGGGTCGCCCGCTGGGATGCGGAGCACGCCGAGATAACGCTCAAGAACGGCTCGAAGGTCGCGTTTCGTTCGCTCGAAGACCCAGACCGTGCCAGAGGCCCACACGGAGTCAACGGCCTGTGGGTCGATGAGGCCGCGCAGGCACCGGAGCGCGCGTGGCACGTCGGCACGCCAATGCTTATCAAGGCAGGCGGCATCGCTATCGCTACGACTACGGTCCTCGGCTACGACTGGACCTACGAGCTACTGGAGAGACGCGCCCTCGTCTACCGCGAGCGCGGCTACTGGGCCGCGAAGTGGAAGACCATCGAGAACCCGCTGTTCGCGTCCAATCCCGTCATGAAGGCGAAGATTGAGCGGGACCGCAAGATGATGAACCCCGCGCTGTTTGCGCAGGAGTATGAGTCGGAGCGGAGCAACGCGGAGGGCCTCATCTACGGCGACATGGTGAGCAAGAACTTTCTGGCGACTGACGCGGAGGTTCGCAAGTATATTCCGGAGTGGCCGAACATCAGCCCGACGCGGAAGGTGCTCATTGGCGTTGACGAAGGCGCAGACCACCCATTCGGTGCCGTCCTCATCGTCGTCACCGACAAGGGACTCGTGGTTGTGCGCGACTACCTGAAGCGCATGAAGGCCAATAGCGCTGCCCACGATGACGTGTGGCGCGAAATGGGGCTGAGTAACTTTCAGGAGCGCACGTTCGCCGGCAACAAGAACGCGCTGCAGCTTCGGCTGGAGTGGGGGCTCAAGGGCACGGGCGTTATACAGGCAGAGTCGAAGCAAGAGGTAGGCATTCAGCGGGTGCAGTCGTGGTTCCTGACCGGGCAACTGAAGATTGCCTACACCGCAATGCGCACCAAGGAGCAGTGTCTGGCATACCGCTATGCCGACAACACGAAGCCCTCGACTGGCGAGAAGAAGGAAAAGGAAGCCGTCTTCAAGCTGAAGGACGAGCTACCTGACGCGCTCCGCTACGCCCTCATGGCG